TTAAAATCCATATGCTTTTTCTGTAGTCTCACATAGTATTTTTGTTAGCTCACCCATATGAGATTTGGCGAAATCAATAATATCTCTTTCAATTATTAATGATTCAAGAACAGATGTGACCAATACTTCCTGAACCTTTTCATCACCTAATGCCATCTTTTCAAGAAATCCATAGATATTACTTGATTCTTCTTGCTCTTTAATTGACTTAATTATGAAAGGAGTAACCACCAAACTAAAAATAACATGCGGTAAATCCTCCTCCAGCCATTTTATTTCCTCTTCGTAAAGCGGTTTTATAAGTGGTACATCAATTAATAAACTCGTAATTAAGTTGTCATAATCCAATTGTAATCACCTCTTTCATTTTCCTGCCAATGCATTTTGTAAATCATCATATAACATTTGCGCTGTTTTTGTATCTTGTTCGTTTAGGTCTCCACTGTTCAGCAATTTTCTTAATGCATTACTGAACTCTTGCCCTTTTTGGCTGTGAAACTTACCTCCGACAGGTTCTCCTGTCCTTAATTCATGTCGAATTGAATCCATTGTTGTACCATTACCAACAATTTCAGGCATTTTTTGTCCCTTATACAAACTTTCCACTAGATTGTTAAGCTTTGTATTGGTAACAGTTGGTTTTAAATCACATGGTCCAGTATTATGAACCCAAATTCCAAGGCCACTCACAAAGTAGGTATGGAACTCATCAACCGTCATGTTGTAAACAGTGACGTGCTTATTCAGCAGTTCAATGCTGTCTATCTTGAGTGTATTCCCGTCACTCTGAACAAGCAAGTCTCCAGCCTTGAGGTCTTTGACAAACGTCCAACCCTTGCCTTCCACATAAAATGGATGGTTAAAGGTCGATTCTATCACTTGGTCGCCCACATGAATCTTGTAAATCTCATCCGTCTCATGGTTAAACGTAGCCGTAACCTCTTTGTACGCTACCTCGCCAGTCGTTTCATCCTTCGAGAGAATCCTATCCCCGACCTCAATGTCTTCAATGTTCTTCTCCCCTGCATCGGTCAATACCTTAGTCCCCGCCGTGAAGCAGTTGCAGCCTGCGGCTGGTTTGCTTGCTGCCTTTTTCTCCAGCTTCACTTCATTCCGGATTCCCTTTTGCACCTTACGGGCATCCTGAAGCAGATCATTCGCCTGGTCGATTCGCTTGACCGCCTTTACCGCCGGTAGCAAAATGCCTGCGGTCGTAATCAGACGATTCCCCGCTGTCAGTTGGTCTCCGGTCAGTATATCCTTCCCTATTACAGCCTCAAGGCCTGATTTCAAGCTTCCGATAACTGGGAAAAAGTCCAAGCCTACACTCAATTCATCCAATAGCGGATCTACGATCTCCACTCGCTCTCGGCTTAGTCCAAATGGATCGATATAAGATATCGGATTCCCGTTTACATAGGCGTACCGGTTAAGGGTCTGTGGAGCTTCAATGTTCCCTTCCAGTACATCCCGATTCATAAAACGCTTAATTTCCGGATGGTAATACCTTGCCCGCATATGGTACAAGCCATTGGAGTCAGTCATTACCCCATATTGTCCGTTATACAGGAAAGGCGTATCCGTCTGACCCCTTTGATTCAATAAGCCCCCATATGGATCATAAGCTACCTGACCACGAATCTCCCCCGTTTCATCCGTTAAGGCAATCGTGCTGCCCCGGCGATCATAATGGTAGATGAACGCTTCTCCATCGGCTTCTTCGTGAGCTATGAGACCCAGTCCATAAATATAGTACCTGGTGGTATCTTCACTGGTTTCCATTAATACCTGACTGTACCGAGCCTCAGGATTAATGACATACTGATATGTGGCTCCGGTCACGGTATTGATGACCCCTGTTCGATAGTTCTCTGCGTCATAGTTATAGGTTAATTCTCCTGCCTCACGCAGTCGATTACGCGCATCGTAAACAAAATGATTCGCTCCCCCCTGAAATGATCCCTCGATTAGGTTACCATCGGCATCGTAAACAACAGGTTGCCCATCTACAGTAGCTAGCCGATTATCCACAGAGTAGGTCATCGTTTGCCCATCGTAGAGATATACAGCATCATCAAAGTTATAGGTTACTTGAGTTGCACTCGGCAGTGCCTGAGTCAATTCATAAGTGCTCTGAGTTGCAGTGAACGGAGCCTCCTGAGCCTGACCTGATCTGGCTATCGTTGCTTCCGTTAAGTTCCCGCCCAAATCATAAACATAGCGATACGCATTCGCAGCAGTTAAGCGATCCGCCACATCATACGTGTACATCCAGTTTCCTTCCGTCAATACGTTTCCGACAGCATCGTAGGTATAGGCATCCTCAGAAATGATAGTTCCTGACGCTGCCCGATTCACCAGTTTGGACAATTGTCCCGCCAAGTCATAGTCTCGGGTTTCCCTTGATCCATCCGGTTTGTCCGTAGCCGTTAACCTGCCATTCGCATCATATTCATAGGAGGTAATTCGGCTACGCCAGTCCGTTACCGTCTGCATGCGACCTGCAGCATCATACGTATATACCACCGTTTTGCCGTCTGGATAGGTCAGTTCGATGAGTCTTCCTGCGGCATCATAACGATAACCGAGGTTGTTACCCGCAGTATCCTTATAATGAATAACCCGATTGAGTGCATCATATTCTCGCTCGATTGCCCCATTTGAATCTTCTATACGTGTCAAATTATCGTTATCATCATAACGATATTGCACATCCTCCTCACCCTGCTGCCACGAGGTCAAACGACCTGCCAAATCGTACCTATAATCAAATACCTGGTTTCTGCCATTCAAGTAAGTTTTCACTTGTCCATCAACATCATAAATGAATTGCGTTTTATCTCCTGCAGCATTTTGCTCCCAAACAGGCAGTCCGTTCCCATTATATGCGTAGGTTGTCATCTGTCCGTTCAGGTCAGTTCGTTCCGTCAGGCGACCTGCTGTATCGAACTGCTGGTTCACCGTACCTCCAATCGGTACATTCACCTCCGTAATCCGATCCAATGAGTCATACGTATAACTCGTTACACGCTGCATCGGATCTATGACAGTCGCCGTTCTTCCCAAGGCATCTGGACTATACCTTGTATCTCGACCTAGCGCATCGGTCACAAGAACGGGAACATGAACAGCATTGTAAACCAGGCTCTCCACGACCTGCCCCAAACGATCCGTTCGAGAAAGGAGTCGGCCCATCGCATCATATTTCAGCTCTTCCCGATGGCCCAGAGGATCAATAATACTAGTCAGGCGGCCCGTCGCATCATACTCATAACGAGTAAGGTTCCCTAGCGGGTCCTCCCTACTCTCTAAGCGGTTAGCATCATACGTGTAATGAATTTCATTACCCAACGCATCTGTCTCTGCAATCAGCATCCCATCTGCATCGTAACGATAGTGAGCCGTCTGCTGTCTCGCATCTGTTTTTGTAATCATTTGACCCGATGCATCGTAAGTATACAGAACCTCGCGTCCATAAGAATCCAATGTACCTGTTAACTGCCCATTGGCATTATACATGTACTGGATACGGTATCCTCTTGGACTCACCTGCTCGGCAAGCTGACCTGCCGCATCATAAACATATTGAGTAACGTTGCCTTCAGCATCCGATTCACTTGTGATATGGTCCAGCGGGTCATAGGTATACGTAATAGTGTTACCTACACCATCGGTAATCGTGACTACTCGCCCTTTGGCGTCGTAAGTTCGCTCTTCCATCACTCCGTTATGATCCGTGGTACGAACTACACGACCATTTTTGTCGTAAAGATAGGTGGTTGTCTGTTGCAGAGGGTCGGTTACGGCAATCAGCCGATTATTTAAGTCATATTGGTACGCTGTTATATGTCCCTCTGCATTTCTCTCTTGAATCAAATTACCGTTCTTGTCATAACTGTAATGTGTTCTATTTCCTAGGCTATCCGTTCTGGATACGACTCTGCCCATCGCATCGTAAGCAACGGCAGTAGAATGGCCTAATTCATCCGTGCTGCCAATCAATTCATCCTTGGCGGAATAGATATAAGTTGTCTGCTGTCCCGCAGGATCGATATACCGGGTAAGATTGCCCGACATATCATAACTATATAGGCTTACCCTACCCATTGCCGAAGTTTCGGATAGAGGTCTTCCTTTGCTATCATAAGTGTAGCTTACGACATTTCCCAATGGATTTGTCCGCTTCACAGGACGCCCGTCACCATCTAGTAACAAGTCCGTTACGCGCCCCATGGGGTCCGTCGTTCGGATAAGCTGGTCTTCTTTGTTATACGTATATACCGTGTGGTGGCCCAGCGAATTAGTCTCCTGAATCAACTGTCCATTGGCATTATATTGATAGCTTGTCACATGCCCGGCAGCATCTGTCCTGCTTATCAGATCGCCATGCCCGTTGTAGGCAAACCTTGTCATATTTCCAAGTGGGTCCGTCTCCTGGATAATCTGCCCAGCAGCATCGTGGACATAACGGGATGTATTGCCTTCCGGATCCTCCACTTGGATCACTCTTCCCAAAGCATCATGAGTATAGGAAGTAACATGACCTTCCGCATCCTGCTTGGCAATAAGACGCCCGACTTGATAGGTATACCTAGTCATACCGCCTTCTGGAGCTTCTTCCTCTATTAATTGCCCCACTTCGTTATAGCGATATCTTGTGATTGCACCCAGAGAGTCCTTTATCTCGATTAATCGATTGTGATCATCATAACTAAATTTGGTTGTACCCAAATCCCCTTCAGTCATGCTCAAACGATTATTACGCTGGTCATACGTATATGAGATTTGGTGACCGGCTATATCCGTCTGTGTCAATACGTTGCCACGACGATCATAGGTGTAGGTATACCTTTGCCCTGTCGCGTGCTGTTCTTGAATACGACGGCCTTGTGCGTCATACTCATATTCAACAGAATCGCCCGCTGCTGTCGTTTCACTAATTAATTGGAGCTTGCTGTTATGAGCAATGGTACGTATCTGTTCTTCCCGATTCGTAATGGTAGTAACTCGATTATTTCCATATTGAAAGCTGGTTGTATAGCCAAAAGCATCCTGTTGAGCCATCACCCGGTCATGAACGTCGAATTGGTTATTAAACAGAATGGCCCCGTCTCCATCAATCGCTTTTACAATTTGATTTTTGGCATTGTACGTATACGTCGTGATGTAGCCACCAACATCTGTAAAGCGAATCATTCTGCCTTGAGGATCGTATTCAAATGTGGCTGTTCGATTGGCTGAATCTGTGACGGCTTTAATGACTTGTTCTGTCGTATAAGTAAGTTCAATAGATACACCCGTTATCGGCTCAACAATCTGAGACAGCAGTCCGGTATGGTTGTATTTTAATTCGACCGATTGACCATATGAATTGTTGGTACGAATCAATTGACCTTGTTCATTGAAGTAGAGCTTGGACTGGTCATTGCGCTGCAAAACATAACCGCCAACCGCATCACGAACCAATTGGTCATATTTGTAGTCCTGATCCTGTGATATATAACTGCCACTGTCTATCATGATAAATGAAGTGGCACGATTGGAAGACCAGTGAATCACTAACTTATCCTGAGTAACGGACTCCAGCCATGTTTCAAAAGAATGCTCCCAACCCGTTCCCATTAGCCCTTTCTCTAGCAGCATAGAGTTATAATGAAGCGTAAATTGTATCGGGATTATGCCCTCTACTTTAAGCACGGGCTGATTTATAATCTGAGCACCTGTTCCCGCATGAATAGGGTCGGATACCAACGAGCCGTCCTCAAACTGTCCCGGATCAAGCTCAGCAACCGCTTGCTTGTAGGACACAAGGCGCATCCACCATTCTTTGCCTGCATCCCCATTGACTTTGAAATAATAAGTTCCGCTTGTTTGTGCCATAAAATCTATTTCGTCATGACCAGCATAGTAGCTTTTATAGGAATTCTGTTCTCCTTGATATATAAATAGCGTACCCCTTGTATCTTTCTCAAAACTGTATACTTGACCGCCGTTTAGTTCCGTTTTGTACCAGTTGTATTCCACATCTGATGTCGTATCGGTGAATGGCTGGCTCACGTCTAGAGGCAAAGCGAGGTTTCTCGTCATTCCTGGCTTGGCCGGTTGCATAAACCAGGCTTTCCCAGCGTCTCCATTGACCTTAAAATAATAAGTTTCACTTGCCTCCGCTGTAAAATCTATTCCCTCATGGCCAGACGAATAGCTTTTAGACGAGGTAGTCTTGTCTCCTTGGTAGATGAGTAGCGTGCCCCTTGTATCTTTCTCAAAACTGTATACTTGACCGCCGTTTAATTCTGTCTTGTACCAATTGTATTCCACATCTGATGTCGTATCGGTGAATGGCTGGCTCACGTCTAGAGGCAAAGCGAGGTTTCTCGTCATTCCTGGCTTGGCCGGTTGCATAAACCAGGCTTTCCCAACGTCTCCATTGACCTTAAAATAATAGGTTCCACTTGCCTCCGCTGTAAAATCTATTCCCTCATGGCCAGACGAATAACTTTTAGACAAGGTAGTCTTGTCTCCTTGGTAGATGAGTAGCGTGCCCCTTGTATCTTTCTCAAAACTGTATACTTGACCGCCGTTTAATTCTGTCTTGTACCAATTGTATTCCACATCTGATGTCGTATCGGTGAATGGCTGGCTCACGTCTAGAGGCAAAGCGAGGTTTCTCGTCATTCCTGGCTTGGCCGGTTGCATAAACCAGGCTTTCCCAGCGTCTCCATTGACCTTAAAATAATAGGTTCCACTTGCCCCCGCTGTAAAATCTATTCCCTCATGACCGGACGAATAGCTTTTAGACGAGGTAGTCTTGTCTCCTTGGTAGATGAGTAGCGTGCCCCTTGTATCTTTCTCAAAACTGTATACTTGACCACCGTTTAGTTCCGTCTTGTACCAGTTGTATTCCACATCTGATGTCGTATCGGTGAATGGCTGGCTTACGTCTAGAGGCAAAGCGAGATTTCTCGTCATCCCTGGCTTGGCCGGTTGCATGAACCATGCTTTCCCAGCGTCTCCATTGACCTTAAAATAATAGGTTCCGCTTGCTTCCGCTGTAAAATCTATTCCCTCATGGCCGGCATAATAACTCTTAGTATAAGTTGCCTTGTCTTCTTCATAGATGAGTAAGGAACCCCTTGTATCTTTCTCAAAGCTATACACCTGACCGCCATTCAAATAAGCTTGATACCAGATCTCTTCGCTGCTTCCCATAACCCCCTGAATGGATTGGCCAGGGTCAAACACAATAGCAGTCTCCCGGCTACTGCCTGGTTCCTCTGCTGCAAATGCTGTGGCTCCAATAGCAACCAGCAAAATAAACGCCACTAAATTCAGAAAAATTGTTATCCGCTTTTTAAGCAAACCGTTCACCTCATATGTATGTTTTAAGACACTATCTAGCTCCTATGTTTTAGGAAGCCCGTATAGTTACTACCTTAATTTACATATGTAAACCCATAATAAAGCTAACTTGCTTGTTTAGGTAAAAAGGCTGCTGAAAAGAGAACACAAATAATTTACTCTCAATTCAAACTTACATGAGGTCAAATGAGTCAAAAAGAAAAACACGCCCTAAAGGCGCGTTCTGGATTGTCAACACCACGCACCTGTGTAAGGTGCGACGTTGATAAATGTGAGGATTGTAAGCATTTTTACATATTTCAATACACGCACCTATGTAAGGTAATAGGGTAGGGTGATTACATCCGAGTGAATACTTAAATGACTTGATATAGCGGGGTTTTTCTTTCCGCAATCCTTGTGAATCTTAGTGAATTATAGGGGAAATATGCACCGTTCGCCCCCAATCCGTCCCCAGCAACTGACAATATGCCTGATCTTGATATTTGTTACTTCTCTCTTTAAAATGGGAACAAACGTTCTAAATTTGGAGATGATCGAAATGCCACCTAGACTAACAGATGAAGATCAAATAAACGTTAAGCTTTATATACTTTTGCCAATGGTCATAACTGTGTTTGAGCGGGACAAGCAGATAGCGGCCAAGGCGTTTAAAACGCCTGACCCCTACCTCGCGTTGATTGACAAGGCGATTCGCACGGCCGAAATGGATGCCCGGGAGGTGCGCCGCAAACTTAGGGCGCTGGGGATAAAGATATATGAAGAGAGACGCACGGAGGATGGCTTACAATCCAGGTATCTATGTAGAGGATATCATCATGAGTTTGGGATGCTATGGCCTCTGATCAAGGCAGAGTCTCGTATATTGATGGATAAATATTTAGGCTTAGATACATCGCAGTATATTAACCCAGCGGTACCGATTGGCAACGATGATTTTGATAGGCTGGGGCATTAACAAAAATAGAGCCCCACCAGCGCAATGCCGACAGGGCTCTATTACCTATGCTTTAGGATTTGATAAGTGAATTATAACCTATTATTTGGAAACCCGCAACCCCACCGCCAGCACACGCCAGCCCTCTTGGGTAAACTCCGGTTCACTTATCTTACCTCCTAAATCCGAGCTGCCAAACTCCGATACAAACCACTTGGGAGCCGGGACGCGTTTACTCGCTTCCTCCAGTTCTGCTACCCGCTTTGCGAGCTTGTTCAGTTGTTCCTTCATTACCTCGTCCTCACCCTCTCCGTTTAAGCGACTCATTTCCTGCTGTATTGCCGGAATAAATCCCTTGTTAGCTGCTGCTCGCGTATTGCCATTACCCCAAAAATTAGTTCCGGGACATGTCTTGCTGGACTTCCCCGGGACATAATCGCCCAAAAACAACCCTGACGCTGTATACCAAGCGTGATAAACAATGTGGCTAGTATCAACTGGTATATTAAGTTTGTCTGCTAGGCAGGCATATACGTGTGTTACAGATTGTTTCTGAGCGCCAGTCATTGAATCCCCGCCTTTATCAAAGTTGCCGATGATCTCCATGCACAGCGCTCCTGTGTTGGCTCCTTTAATACCGGCAGGGGTACTGTTAATGTTACGGTCCAAACTAATTGCTATTCTGCCGTCTTCAAAGACCGTAATATTTTGGCCCGTGCCACTCCAATCATTAGCAAGGTGCGAGCGGCGCATACCCTCCAGACAAGCAAAATGATCTTGCCCCCCGCGCGTGGAATAGTTGGGCCTCCAAGTATGATGCACTTGTAGTTTTGTAATTGTGCGAGTAACCTTTTGGCTGGCGAGCCACGACCTAAACTCACCAACCTCCATTAAGATAAAATTGCCTTTGGTTATCATTACTCATTTACCTCTGGCAACCCGGCCAGACTCGTCAACAGGCTCGTCACTGTCGCCAGCAGCACCGTGCCGCCCACGATAGGCCAATCTACCGATCCAAATACCGTAGTCGCCCCAATTACCCCGATAGCCGTCTGTGCTGCTGTCTTAATTGCGCGGATACCTGCTGCTTTCAACCATTTGATTGTCATATTCTATCAATCCTTTCCCTTTATATTATTCTTTCAATTGATCAATTCGCTTGTGCGCTTGCTTCGTGGATTCCTCCACCCGCGTGAGCCGTTCAGAGAACACCTCAAACCGCTGACCTTGTAACTTCTGTTCAACCTTCATATCATCTACGCCACGCTTGATATATTCGACATCGGCCCGTTGCAGAGCCGCCACCGTCGACTCTTGGGCTAAGTCCTGGCGTGCTTGTCTCGTCCTCCCGGTCCATCCCAGGATTAGGCCGCTTAGACCTGTGATAATAGCAATGACTACGGATATCTCCATCTGACACCCCCGATTACATTAATAAGCCCCTGGATTGGTTCCGGGGGCAAAATAAAAACGCCGAATAGGCGTTGTATGATTGTTGCGTTAAATGATCCAATTATGAAGCTAATCTCCGCAATAAATCAACTATTACGGGAACGTAAAAAGTCTCGTACCCCAAGCCGTTAGGATGAGTCTTATCCCCGTGCCCCGTGCCGTAACTATCATGAGTATACAGGTCTACCATGCTTGCAATATTGGTATTAAGATTTCCTACGCGATAGATATCCGCAATGGGCACTGACCACTTTTCACATGCCGTCTTAATCAAATCGGCAAGTGTTTTTTGCACAGCGTAATCTCGTGATCCCATGTTGTGTACTGCAACAAAAATGATTTTACTCGTTGGATACGCTGCCTTAAGTTTACATATAGCCTTTTCCATCGCCCCGATTGTGGTCGTGTCGTCAAAATCAGCCTCTACGTATGTGTTACCTACCACGCCGGCACTGATGGTATTGTTTGCAATTTGGATAATATCGTTAGTGCCGCCCTCTAGCAGTATATAATCCGGGGCTGTGGTAACCGCGGAAATCGCATTATCGATAAAAGTAAGTATGGATGTGGATGCGGTAGCGGTCGAAAAAGTTGTACCCCCAGCGCTATACTCATAGTTGGTCATTCCGTATTTGCTGGCAATGATATCGGCGTACCCGACACTACTATTACCGTTTCCGTAGGCAATACTATCTCCTAAATTCAGAATACTTTTACCGACCAGGCTACTATCTCCATCATCAATAAACGACATTTGGTAATCATTAAGCCTTATCCTGTCTAAAAACACTTTGTAATAGGGCTCGTATGCCGTAACAGAGACTCCTACCTCCATCATTATCGTAGCCTCATATTGCACATGATAGCTAAACCGGATGTATCCATCAGCGGTTGGTGTGTAGATGTAATTAATTGAGTCCGCATCCACAAAGCTTGCAGATATTGGTGATTTGCTGTTAGTATACGGTAGCATCTTTCTAAATCGCGGAGAAATTATATATGAATTTCCAGCGCTGACCTTGATAAAATCAGTCGTGCGGTAGCTGGAATTATTAGTAATTACTCCGGTTGCCTCAAGATGTCCGAGAGTTACTATAGATGTGTCAACCAAGTTTTTGCCTGTTGTATATACGCCGGATACATCATTAATGTTTATCGCGGGTAAACCCATGCTTTGGTACACCCCGCCAGCCGTCCAAGCTGATCCAGACCAGTAATACCAGTTGCCATCGGCGGTAACGCAATAAATCCCGGTTGTGCCCGTTGGATACGCCGCCTGGAGCGCCGCAAGAGTCAAGTACGTACCTTTTGGCGATCCGCTGACTATGGTTGCTACTTTTGTATCCACATAACTCTTATCCGCTTTGGCTGCTACAGTGATGTTTGTACTGTCCAGACTCGTCTTGTCCGCTTTGGTATTTTGCAGATTAGTCAAACTGGCTTGCACCGTGGCTTGATCCGCTTTATCCGTCAATCGGTTCGTCACATCCGCCAACTGCGCATCACTGGCGTTGAGTCTTGCACCCAGAACCGGATAGCCACCGCGCGCGTCCGCCACCTCCGGGCTGCTGTCTCCGCTCTCTATGATGAGGTTATCTATGCGCTCGTTAACATCCTCTATGCCAGTGTCGGCATTATCCAAGGCCTGCTTTACACTACCCGATCCGTGTGTGATTTGCTCCGACGTATGGGCGGCGTTTGAGGTTAGGTGATTATTGACTACGGCTGCTTTAGCGTCCACATCAGACTCAACGTTGTCCAGGGCGAGGTTTATGTTGGCCCAATCCTCGCTTATGTTTTTGCTGCCCGTTATTTGTCCGTACTTGCTCACGCGGTCCAACTCCTTTCAACTGATTTACGGCTACGCTAAGCTCTTCCTGGATCGCCTCCAAAATTACCAGGCGTTCAGGCGGTGGGTACATGCCGATTAACGCCCGAATGACTTGGCAGGATTCCGGCACGGGTTCGGATGGATCAAGTTCTACTCGAATTACATTATTGATCTGTGCCAAGGTGTTCACCTCCCGAATATATGTTTGCAAGGAAAAAACTCCCATAATGTCGAAATGGTGGATTACTATCGACAGAAGGGAGGTTATAGAATGAATAGCCGTATAGACGTCGCTGATTTAGCAGCATCTATTCAAAATAATACCAACAAACTACTCGAAAGCGAGGTTACCAAACTCATTGAGCAGGTAGCATTAGGAAATATTTCTGATCAAGATGCAATCGCTCAAACTGCCGTGGCTCTTAAAACAAACATGGAAGTGTTTATTGTTTCTCTTCTGCAGAACGTGGTTGATGAATTGCAGAAGAACTCCCAGTAGTTCCCCTAAGTGAATTCAGGATAGCCGCCGACGTTCCTGAATAAGCGGCGGCTATTTCCTCTCTTACGATCTGGCGAATTTGTTCGATTGCAACTGGCGGCAGTTTTTTAGCATCACCCCACGTCAAACCCCGCGCCTCTGCCTCTTCCCAAGTCATTTTATCCGGCGTGGTAAGTGTTCCGCGAAATGTTCCATTGGCATCATATACCCCGCCTTCCTTCCGAGCTTCTTCTGACAACTCCAAAGCTACCTTTTTCATATTCCTTCACCCTTCCAGCCAACCAAAAAGGCCCCGCCGATGGCGAGACCTGATTGCTGGCGATATATTTTATTTGTTTTGCAAAATAACCTTAATCTCTCCATCACTGCTAAAACTTAGAGCAGTTAGATCAATATCGATCTCAAGTTCTTTCCATTCTACCGGGAGCTCATAAGCCAATTCTCCTCTTATTTTCTTCCCGGCTGCTAAACTTCCATCCATTGAATCTACATCTTCATTAGCTATTTGAGCGCTAATAGATTCATTAACCGAAAAGCCATCTTGGTAGGCATCAAACATCATAATTGAACTGACTGAATAGTCTTTGTCGGATATGTTTTCTATTAGGAGTGTAGCACTTACAAACTCTTTGCCATCCCCAGGCTTATTAAAATCATTGCCTTTGGGCTTATTGAGTTTTTCAACAGTTACTTTGAAATTTTTCGTCGTTACACTTTCTCCAACTTCTTTTATTTCGCGGCCTGCATCCTCATCTTGTTCCTTAGCCGTTTCTTCTTTCACTTTCTCCGGCTCATTCGGTTTTTCATTTGCCGTTACAGGAGCGGATGATGGAGCATCAATTTCAGAAGATGGCTCTTTAACTTCAAGATTAGACCCTATTCCCCCGACAATGAAAACGATAATTAACCAAACCCACCACTTCTTATACCATGCCTTTTTCCTCTTTTGTTCTTCCATACCATTACACCCCACTATATTCCTACTAATTAAGGAATATAGTACCACGACTCGCGGTATAGGTTAAGGTTTATTTTCCCAATTCTGCGAGCTTATCATCAATTGCTTCAAGTTGAGCTTTTAGTTCTGCAAGATTGGATTTAACCTCTTCATACTCTTGTTTGGTTTCTTCAAGACGTTCGGTGTATCCCTTCACACTTTCAGGTGCACCATTCGCGGCCTTAATAGCCAGTTCGGCTGAAGGTATCCATTTTGATTCGTATAGCTCCACTGATTCTTCATGGTTACTTATCTTTTTTAAGACTTTTTCGCGTTCTATGTTTAAGGATACTAATTGATCAGCCTTATCAATAATAGTCACGTCATTGCTCGGGGTGATAGTAGTTATATTAATCGTCTTGCCTTCCAACTGTAAATCACCCCCTACAGCATCAACAAGCGCCCGAACGGGTGCATTTGTTGTACCATTGATTACAGCGCCCTTACTTGGCAGCTCCTTACCGTTAACTACCACTGTCAGTTCTCCGGTCACCTTTTGTCCAACTAGACTTTTTAGCTGAGCAGCCGCCGCACTACCCGACGTAGCAACGATAGCACCAATTAAAATTCCGCTTAATAGATATCCCCACTTTTTCAAGTTAAAACACTCCTTAGGTAAAATTTTCTTATTACTATTATCGTCTATCAGAGATAAAAGTTTCAAGGAATGTTTACTTGGGCAAGTAAATTACCATCGCGGCTAAACATCTTGAGATTACGCGTCGCGCTATCAAACGCCAGATTGTATCCTGCAAAGGATATATCTGCCTTCTCGTTAAGGGCATATTGCAGGGTATCCCCGCCATTTCTAGATCTAAAATCATTCCAGTCATTTACGTATACATAGCCACTTGCAAACAGGTTTATATCGGCGGCTCTCAAGTCAATGTCTCTACCGGGACCACTTTGTATATATAGCCCTGACGATCCACCATAGTAGATACTGGCACTAGATCCCCCGTCGCGAAAATCCATATAAGACCCTCCTGAACCGCCGAACGCTCCCATTTCTATCCCCCGTCCAGAACTTGCCCAAACACTGAACATTCGATTAGAGCTGCTCATTTCGGCGCGCGGATAGCTGCTTGCGGATGTCATAATCTCGGCCCCTATGATTCGTCCTCCATTAAAGGTCGCCGCATTAAGTGTCCCGCTGAAAGTACCATCTACGCCGACGAGTGTCCCCGTAAACGTGCCGCCCGCAGCAGATAGGTTTCCGCGAAACGTCCCGCCAGCGGCTGACAAGTTGCCACTAAAGGTGCCATCTACGCCTTGAAGTGTCCCGGTGAAGGTTCCCCCGGCTGCGGATAAATCCCCCCGGAACGTCCCGCCTGCGGCGTTAAGATCACCGCTAAAAGTTCCGGTAGCAGCTTCAAGATGGCCATTGAACTTGAGCTTTCTTTCCAGCACATCCAAGTAGAGAACCCGCTCGTCGTCAACCTTCCAATCCATTACGTCCGAGTTCCAGATTACCTCGCTAAGTCCGTCTTCCCGATTAAGTTGGAAGCCATTTTCGCGGGTAAATCCAACCCCGTAATACTTACGGCCAAGCTTAACAGCATCCCGATTCAGTCTGTTGATCTCCTGCGTGATTGGCCCTGGAGTAGGGAATTCAGATTGTTGCTCACTGCTGGACGGACTCTCAAGAGACATGACAAGTCCACCCCGATAGGTAAAGGACTGGATCAGGATAATAGATTGCTGCCTATACACCCCGTCCCAGGGGAAGTGAGCATCCTGCCAAGATAGATTAGCGTCCTGCCAGGACATGGATTCCTTACGTTCAAACTCTATTACGTCCCCCGGCTCCAGGTGCGGATAGCCCCGGGCGTTCATGTCAATGGGTACGTAGCTAAACCCATTCAGTTGCACCAACAGAGCGTTAGCCATCGCCTGCGTAGCATAAGGGTTATCGATGTAAAGTGTTTCATTCTCGCTACCTGTGCCGGCTTCAAACCTTACTCCCTCTTCGCCATCGTAGCCTATGACAATTCGGCTATAAGACTTTTCAGGATTGGTCAAGGCAAGCCTATGATAATCCGACTCATTCATATCAAAATCCGTCGCTGCGGAAGCGGCGAACCTCTTAAATTTAATCGTGCCGTCGCGTCCGACGAACACGCTTGCCCCATTGGCGGAAGCGATAAAGCCCATCGTTTGGCGCATCGTAAACCCCGCGGGCCCCGCAGGAATCTTGTAATTCGGGTTAATCACCACACTGCTGTCATACATGTACCCGAGCCGGCTACATATCTCGTCCCACACGGCTTGCATTGTGGCAGGATACGTTAAGTTCGATAGAAACGCCCCATCGGCCAGATAGAGCTTATCGAAGCAAGTGTATACCCAGATGTTCTTCAGGCGCTCCCGGCTATCGATATAGAACTCTCCCATGGGGATCCACCCGAGATTCCCGCCACTCCAGGGGAAGTGAGCTTCTGCCCAAGGAATATGCGCGTCTTGCCAGCTTAGATTGCCGACGCTAAGGCCTAAAAAGGGAACGATCTTCGCATTAGCCGGCAGCTCGTGCTGGAGTCTTAGCTTGATTTCAAGCTTCCCCATATTCGCGGTTCCGATCATAAACTCATCGCTCGAAACCAACCGGCGGTCTATGCTGAAATCCATAACCACATCACGGCCATAATCCACACCGTTGACATTAACCTTCATATCCCATGTCAGATTCCTGCGGCGCATAAATCCTTCATAGGAGGCTGGTATGGTCCACATCTCATTCACCTCCTTACTGCTCTGTTAGCGTGAACTGTATCCCTGACCACCATAGACTACCGTCCAGGTCTTCCAGCGCCACGAGCGCGGGACGGTCTCCTACGTAAAAGCTCTTTGTTTCATACTTGCCGGTGACCGGATCGGGGTAAGTGGCATTCACGAATTCATCCTCCACTTGCCTAAGCAAGGCAGATGCCGTAGCCCAGGGAAGCGCGGAAAATTGCATTTGGATTTGTCGCTTAACAGCAATTCGGCTACGAGACATAGTACCGTCCGTAGTGCGCCCTGATGCTTCCCCATCGTCTAAGTCAAGAGTAGTAATGGTAAGCCCCTCAGGTGCCGGGTAGGCTGCTATCTCTTCCCCATTTATCTTTAGCTCCATTCACGTCACCTCACAGCGTTATTGCCGGCTGCCCGGTCTGCTTTTGATAGTCATTCATATACCCGACTGCAGCTTTACCGATGGAGTCACGTCCAATAACTACCGTCCCGCCATCTCGTACAGCCTGAATGAGCTGTCTGAGCAATGCGTTTGTCTCCTTATTGTCAGGAGCCCCACCATCTGCAGATGGGTTATACTTCTTAGGCACAACCGCTTCCCCTTCGTGCAGATAAGCTAGCCCATCACCGGCGACATAGTTGGTCCCTACATCCAGCTTAGGGATCGTTGGTATCTTAAGGCCAAACTCCTTGCCTCCTAAGTCCCCCGGCACCCAATCAGGGATATCAACCTTTACCTTATTCAACTGCTTGATCATGAAGTTGATTGTATCGATGATAATATTAACCGCCCCTTTGAGCAGGCCAACTATACCATCCCACACACCGCCGAATATGGTCTTGATCCCTTCCCAGGCACGTGCCCAGTCATTCGTAAATAGGCCAGCTAAGAACTCAATGATGCCGCCCAAGGCCTTAATAATCCCTTTGGCAACATCCGAAATAGCGCCTAATGCTGTCATTAGAGTTTGACCGATGAAAGTAAAAGCTTCCGTAAATGCCGGTCCTAGCAACTTTACGAGAAAATTAATAAGGGGCAGGATAAAGTCATTATAGATATCCATAGCCGCCTTTATTACGATGCCTACGAAGTTACCAATCTCTTGCATAAGCCCCTTTAGGTGCTTATCCCAAAGCTCAGATATCATGCCGAGCATGTTTGTAATAAAAGGCTGCAAGTAAGTCCAAAGGTTGTTCCAGATCTCCTGTACTCCATCGATTGACTTACTCAGGCCCGATAGGATTTTATCTCCCCAGTCAGCCCAGGCTTTAAAGGTAATGTCCAGCGCATCAACAATTATTTTGGATACTAATTGCATCGCCGGATCCACGACCCCGGACCACAAGTCCCCGAATATCTGCCTAGCCAGATCAAATAGGCCCCGCAAGATGTCTTGTGCGCCTATTACAAAATTGGAGAGCACCGGCAGGCCATCCGTTACAAACTTATAGATAATCGGGAACAGAGCATCCCACAGGCTTGATATCACTTGTCTATATACATCAAGCAGTCCCGCCACGACATGCCCAGCTAATTCAATTCCACGCTGCCAGGCGGGGACAAATCCAGTCATAAACCAGTTTTTCAGCGGCTCACCCAACGTCAGGACATCACTAAACATTTTGCTGAATTGTTGTTTCCAGTTTTGCAACACCGGGGATACCTCACCCCAAGCTGTTGCAAAGGAAGGCCCAAAGGTTGATACTGTCCAAGCCCAGCCAGATTGAATGCCTGACCAGGCTTTGTCAAATGTTGATCTGACACCAGCAGCAAGCTTATCCATCTTAGACTGAATGCCGTCAATATCCATATCAGGCATCTGCATAGTGAATCCGTCGGCCGCCCCGCCCCCAGCCTCGTCGTCTGTATCCTTGGCAAAGTCCAACGTATTCAGCTCATCAAATCCCGCCATGGCAAGCTTAGCTTCTTTCCCGGACTTTTTAGCGGACTTGCCGTAACCGGCCATAGCCTTTTTCGCGCTCTCTATGCCCTTGGCGGCTTGGTAGGACTGTTGATAGGTCTTACCAAACAGAGCCGATACGAAGGCCGCGATATATGCCGTGACTTTGGCTAAGAAGCTCATCAAGGCATTGAGTGCTGGAAGAATGGCGCTATATATCGGTTGGAAGGCTACTGCTAGGTTTGTCCTTATGGCGTTAAGACTAGCCATGAACTGCTCATTTGTTTTAAGGGAGCCGCCTATATAGCTGCTCAGTCCTCGAATCGCCTTGTAGATAACAGCAAACACAAGCACCTGTTTGGCAATTCGCTTGAATCCCTGAACAAACGAATTGCTAGAACGCTTGGCGGTACTTCCCGTTTTCTCAACTGACTTGTTCACGGATTCAACGGCCTTCTCCGTCTTCTTAGCTGCGGGAACAGGACCAGACATCATCTTATCAATGGATTCTCTGGTTCTGTCCGCTCGTTGCTGCAGTGATAAGAGGGTCCCTTCGGCCCGGGCAATCTTCTGCTTCATGTTCGTGCTGTCCCCAGCATCATACAGATCGGCCATCTTATTACCGACCTCATCAGCCTTAGCGATCAGCCCGTTCAGTGTGGATTCAACCTCTTTAATTTCTGCCGCAATCATATCCGCATGAAGCGGGCTCATAGCTGTGCCCTGCTGGGATTTCATAGCAGTCAAGCGATCTGTTGTACTACGAATCTGCTCTTCAAGACCAAAGCTTTCAGCCTCCAACGCTTGCATCTGTTGCTGTGCTTTGGTAGTCAGGCCATCTTGCACGGCTTTAAGCTCAGCGATTTTCTGTTTTTGAAGATCGATCTGCTGAGTGGTGTTATCTAAAGATGCCGTAAGACCTGACATTTTCTTACCTACAACCGCTGCATGCTGACCATGAGCATCCACGGCTGTAGTCGCACTCTTTGCCGCCTGCTCCGCTCCTGTTAGCTTATCTTTAACGGAACCCAGGACCTTCTGTAACCCTGCCGTTTTGGCTGTTATCAGAATCTGAAGCTCCTCGATGGTGGTTGCCACGTTTCTTCTCACCCCATTTCTTTCGGGCAGCAGCATACTGCTCTAGACGGGCTTTCATAATTCGGTAATCCTGTTGCTTGTAAGGCTTATTCCCCGGTTCAGACGGTGCAGGAACTTCCTCCTCAAATATCCCAGGGAACGCTGTCTTCAAGTCAGGAGCCTTTTGCTTATTCCCCCACACTCTTGACATAAGGGCCGCTGTTACCCCGGCCTGCTGGTAGGCAATCACGGCCTGAGTTCGCAACTGTGCTTTATGCTGACGCTGTTTAGCCGCAATCATCCGCTCCAGTTCCCAAGGCGTCATGTCCCAATAATCCTCTCGGCTAATCCCAAGTTCTATGGCTAGCGGAAAAAGCTCCTCGAAGTGGGCAGTTAAGCTTACGGCGTCGCCCCGTCTTCCAGCTCCGTCAGATCCAGCGTCTGAGTGTCCTCCTCGATCACTGGATCGCTCTTGAAAAAACCCGACACCTCAAAAATCTCTGTGATTACGGGCAACAGATCGGTATATGAATTACCCGCGTCTACATAACGCTCATAGATGCGGATCACGTCCTGCGCAGCTACACCGTGATGGAACTTCGTCATAGCGGCTTGAATTACAGCTAAGGACGCGGTCAGGGTCGGTAGTTTCCCTTGCTGAATCCCCATGAGCAAATCCATTGGGTTGCGCCCGATTCGTTTCTCCAAGTTCATCACATCAGATACGCCTAGGCGCAACTTATACTCCTGTCCATCAACCCGCCAAGTTACATGTCTCAATAGAATCGCTCCTTCAAGTTAAATTAAAAAGCGCCCCTCCAGGAGCGCCTGATTATGGATTCGTTACTTCAAATTCACTTTGCAGCATCATACTGGCCGTAAACGTCAACGCGGCGTTCACTTCTCCCGAGTCAATCTTTACGTTTACGATTGCGGTGAAGGCCCACTCTGTCCCATCCGGGAAGACCACCTTAAAAGGGGTTGCAGCTCCGGTCTCTTGCAGCCCGCGCATAATTCGGAAATTACTCGTCGTTGACTCGTTGTCATAGAGGAATTGAAATTCCAAGTCCCCAGGGTCTTTAATTCCGGGAATGTATTTACGAACACCATCTTGTAATGTTGTCACTTCCACTTGCTCCGGATCCCCGCCAAGCTCCGGGACGGACATCAGAAAGTCGATTCGCACAAAATCAGTGCCGTTGTTGTACTGTAGCTCGGTATCTTTGGTTAACAAGCCTTGTGCCATCTGGCTTCACTCTCCTTTATTGGGTTACCCGCTTGGTGCGAGCATCTATAATACCTCGGTAACGCATCGTTTTACGGTTTACACCTGAAGGGTCAGATATGTCTCTTGCCGTCTGCCGACGAAATCCAATGCTGTTCAGCAACGTGTTGACCTGCTGGGCCAAGCTTCCTGTACTCCGTTTGCTCCATACATCAATTTGCAAGGAAACCTCTGTGAGCACGCCGGGCAGCTTGGGCTCAGACTCCTTATTTGTTAGCTCATAAAAGCTAATGAGCGGGAGCTGGGCGAATTCCTTTGGGTATTCACCGACGACGTTCACCTCTGGGATGGTCTCCAGCAACGAGAGCACTTCGGGTTTCACATCGTACATCAGTTGCCACCCCCTAGCCGCTGTATTGCTTTGTTCAGGTGCGCGGCAATGACCTTGGGAACGTCCTCTTTACGACCCTGGATAGCAGGATACATAAAGGGCTGGGGCTTCATGCCTCGTGTAAAGTAAAAATCACCTTCGTCAGTTTCGAGCTTGAAGAAGTGATACTTCTCAGCCGTAGCCGCATCAATTTGCGACTCATGAATCCACCAGCCATCTTGGCGATAGGATATCTTGGCGCGTAGCTCTGGCGGTAAATCGGCATTGTTCTCCTGACCTACCGGACCCGTCCCAAACTCTACGTAAGGCGCGTGCTGTGTATTGGTATACACTCGCCCTTGAATGGTGTCGGGATCCGGGTCCTTTACCTCTCCATAAATCTGATTACGAAGCTGACCTTCACCAACCGCAGCATTGTCCTTCGCATCACCCTGTACGAGCTTTGTCGCCTGCCCTACACCTGTCCGCAGCTCCTTCTTCGCGTCACCGCCAAGACGGTCGATCTTGCGCATGAGCCGGGTCATATTCTTGAATCCACTAGCCATTAGTTCACCTTCTCCAGCTCAATGACGATGTGCCGCCAAGGCCTAACGGCAACCACTTTGTAGTCTGGTGATTCGGCATCCTCTGGAACAAATACGCAAGCCCCGTAACTCTTCTGCTGACTATTGAAGCTCTCAAGCAGCTCACGGGACTCTGCTGTGTACTCACAGTACATGACCATGATATAGCCCAAGCGCTCTCCGTACTGCGCCGCCATCACCTTACCGCCAGCCGGCTGCACATTTCCCTCAATCTTCATCCCATCAGGAGCCCATTCTTCATAAGGAGTGCCGTCTGGCTCCTTCTTAGAGACCCGCTCCCTAAAGATAACAGGCTTCATATCTCTTCGTAGGAGTCTCATTGATAGGTCACCAGCCTAACCAGGCGCTTCTGCAGGATACTCTGCTGCAGCCCCTTCGGTAAATCCTCGAATGACCGGCTAATACCGCCCTCTGAATGACTGGTCTGCCCCTCCGCGCCCTGCTTGTTATACCTGATGACAACTACCTGCCTGACTACAGACTCAAGTGACGTGGGAACTTCTGTCCGGTTTGTCCAGGTGAGCACATCCTGCTCGGCGTCCTCCAGCATCAGAGTGAGGAGAGAATCCTCCGCATCATCGTCGAGTTTAATGCCTAGTTGAAGCTTGAGCTTTTCCAGCATGGGTATCAGACCTCCAGTGCTGCTGTAATCGCCTCTTGCAACTGTTCTGCGTTCATCTTTCCGTATCCCTCAACAGCAAGTTCCTTGGCCTTGGCCCGAAGCTCATTGAAGCTCAATTCAGTTGAATCTTGATCCGAACCCCCGGAGCCATTGTCGCCTTGATGACCCGGGTCATTAAGCTCCTCTTGAGTGCTTGCCAATACTGATTCACGTAACCGGCTAACTCTTCTATCAAATCCGCTAGACATGGATATATACACCTCCAAAATAGTATAAAAGAGAGGCTATTGGCCCCTCTTATGCGTTAACTTTAAATTGGAACTTCACAATCCGGATCGCCTTAGGTTCATACACCCGGCTCCAGTTGTCTCCGTCCTCAAGCTCCGTGAACGTAGGGAACGTGTCGTCTACAGTAGTTTCTGTCCACTTAACTCCCCGTGGATGCAGCAGCGGCAAGCGGCGATTCACAAGCACATCCTCACCAGCAAGCGATAACCCTTTACGCACAACCTCAGCTTGTTGAATGTCTGGATGCGATCCATTACCCCAAGCAATAGCCCCCTCACCGAACAAGTAAGCTAAACCAGCTCCGGTTGCCGTGTCAAAGGCCATGGCATCATCAACAATAACCCGCTTATTCATAAAGTAAGGAATGCGGATAGAGCCTTTAGAATCTTGAACGTACTCGATCAGGTCATTTTTGGCCAAATCAGCCTCGACGGCAGAGTGCATCATGACCCCAGTCAGCAAATCCTTGGCATCTCCCATCTTTTGGGCGGCATCGATGAAGGTACGGCCGTTGATAAATTCATTGCCGCCAGTCAGTGTAGAGATGTCATGAACCTTATCTGTCATGTTGGAAGCAGCGAATACGCCATCCAGGATGGACAACAACATCTCTTGATATTGGCGCGTCCAGTAAGCAGAGAACAGATCCGCAATAGCCTTCATTGGATCATCTCCAGACAACAGCGCCGATAGCGCGTTAGCTCCGTAGGACTTTACCCATGCCATTTTACGGGCTACATCCTTATTCGCCGTGATCTTACCTGGTGTGGTGTCCCCGTTGTCTTTCATAACCTCAGGATCTCCCGTCAGATCGTCCCAGTACGGCATGTTAATCAGTGTATTAGGTCCGCTTGCGAGAGCATCAAACTCCGGCGTGTTCTGCGCGATGCCGGATTGGATCAAGGCCGACAACGCCATTGTGCGTTGAATCGAGTATTGGGTAAATACTTCGGGTTGAATTACATCTTGAATACGTGTAGTCAATCAAATCAGCTCCTCTTGTCTTATTTAGCTGCAGCAATTAGCTGCTTCGCCAGTTCCGGGTTCTCCCGCAGGATGCGACCTTGCTCGGTCAAGTTGAAGGTCTCTTGCTTCCAAGGATTCACTTGACCGCCGCCTTTACTGCCTCCGCCGCCGCCTGGCGGGTTACCTTTCAGGCGTTCATTCACTCCTGCTTCTACTGCAGCGCGGAAGGCCGTCTCTACAGCATCAAGGCTTTCCTTCGTGCTATCAGCATCGGTGTAATTCAGAATGTCGGCCAGACCCTTTGGAAGTCCCTTTTCGGCCAACGTCTCAAGCGCTGACGCCCGAAGCTCACGCTTCGTAATTTCAGCTTCACGCTCTGTGAGCTTGGCTTCACGCTGCTGACGCTCATACTCGGCCTTCTGGTCTGCGTTCATTTTGGCCAGCTTCTCGGCTTCGGTCTTTGCCTTCTCGACATCAGCCTCGGCCTTAGATCGTTCCTTAGCAATGGTCTTCGCGATCAGAGCATCAATACGGGCCTGTTGTTCTGGCGTGAAGGTAATCTCGCCATCTTTTTTCTTGTCTTCTGGGTCGTCGTCCTTATCCTCATCCTCTTCCTTCTTGTCATCGTCATCGTCATCGTCATCACCGAACAACTGCAGATTGAGAGGAAGGCGGTATTTCTTTGCAATAAACTCTTTCATAAGTAAACCTCCAGTTTAACGCCCTTCGGCTTGATCCATGACAGCAGTTTTACGTCTTGCCGCACGTTCTGGACATAACAAAAGCACCCCCATGAATTGAGAGTGCCTATTAGACTAACTTATTCGCTTTTTCGTAAACCTTAGTTACCTTCTGCCTAAACTGATCTTCATTGAGCAGTTCGGGCTCTCCTCGTCTTGCTGCCTCATCCGGCTGAAAGGCGGCGCATATATCAGGAATCTCGTCATTAAGTAGCACGGCCAACGGTTTATTCTCACGTTCCAGACCTTCATAGGCATCTGCCAAGTCGTCGGGGAAATCGAAAGAGAACTCTTCCGCATCAGTAACGCCGTCAACAAAAAGCTTTATTTTATTCAATACCTCTTCCACAACGGACACTTATAGCACCTCCCAATCTGTACGGGCCTTGGCCCTTGTTACTATGCTGACAATCTCCCCTGTATCGGTTGCCTGAACCGCAGACAATCCGTCACGGTAATAAACCTGCTTACCGTCTGGCTGCCTGTAATTAGCCGGCTGCTTAAGCAAGTTACCTACATCATCACGAGTAAAGCTCATTTTACCTTTACCTGTCTTCGGTCCTTCAACACGGTTCAGAGCGTGGATAGTAAATTCGTGACCTTCCTGTTTGAAATATCGGTAGGTATCTCGAAGTCGATCCTTGTAAGCGTCAGAAGAACTGCCCGCCTCAATTTTCCGGAAGGTGCTGACCTGACGTTTCAAGGCCGCCCATTTGTCAGGCGTAATATACTTCGTGTCCTGGAATGCGGCAAAGCTCGACCCTGCGTCTTTACCTATAAGCTCTTTGAATTTATTATACTGCATTTTATCAGCAGAGCGGTTTCTTGCCATCTTCTCCATTGCTGCGACGCGGTCCGCGCCGTGCTGTTTAGCAAGACTGGCCCTCCACTCCTTGTACGTCATTCCCGGCGGCAAAGTTTCAACTTCGCCTGTAATCGGATTTCGGGCTCGACGTTGCAGCCTATTCGCAATATCAGCATCAAGAACAGCTCTGGTTGTTGATCGGCAGAATGGATGCATAGCCGGCAGGTTAACACCCGCTTTAGCCTCGGATACAAGGAATATCTTCCCGTCCAACTCTTGGCAAGTGTGAGATGTGCGTAAATCCAAGGTGGCTACGAACATGTACTTCTCAATCTCGGCCTCTTTATAAGCTTCGATCTCGGCAGCATTCGCCATGTACGTGGACTCGGTACGGATAAGCCGTGAAGCTGCAAACTTCCCCACTTCCATACGTTCGGCCAGTTGATCAGTCATCTGCTTATAGCTGATACCTGACTCAAAACCGCCCGCGATCACATCAATGACCTGTTCAGCCAAGTGATCTGTGTTCTTCCAGACTCGCTGTGAAAAGTGTTCTCCTGACCAAGGATTGCGTAGGATCTCTTCGACTACTTTTGTCGGAATCGTCGCAAACTCAAAAGCTAAACCAAGGCCCTGCTGCATATCAAAGATAGACCGATAATAAGCCTGGTCAATCGTCTTAATGTAGCTGTTTGTAGATTGGGCAATCTCTACATCAGCAATAACTTTTGACTGGATATAGATGTCTGCCTTTAAGGCTTCCATGCCGCTAATTCTTGCAGCATAAGCAGGAGCATTCAGTTTGTTCAGCAATTGCCGCCGAAGTGTTGGATCATGGACTTTCATGTACTGCGCTTTAATTGCTTCCCATTCGACTCGAGTAATGGGACTATTGAGCAGCGAGAGAGCTTCGGATTGAGGCAGGCCACTCTCTCTCACGTACTTACCAAGAATACGGTCGATAGCGCCCTCAATGTCTAAGAGGCTCTTGTCGTAAGCACGATTAACAATATGGATTGTCTCCTCTGCATCACGATGATACTCGGCCATACGCTGATTCGCCCGACGATCCCAATAGGCGTTACTCCTCGTCGTCATCGTCCTCATCCTCAGTCACTCGATCTGTCGGATCAAACGGCATACCGAATGCTGCCTGTTGTCGCTTGGCAGCCTCCTCGCGCTGAGCCCGTACTTTCGCTATCTCCGCCGCTGGATCATCTACGAACGATAATAGGCTAATCAGGGTTTCATCGCTAACGTGATCGATTAACAAGGATATGAGCTGCGCAATCTCCAAGTCATTTACAGGAAGGTTCCGCGTCATAGTGATTTTCACCTTGTCGGTATTAACCGCCTGCCCCTTGACTCGTAGCATCTGGCTAAACATATTCAGCCGTTCCCTAAGTCCCTGCTTATAGTAACGCTCCTTCGTTACGGCCAACTGCTCCAAGCCAAAAAGCTTGTACTTCATCGCTATCCCAGAAGCATTGGCCGCAAAATTTTCGTCGGTGAGATCCGGCACCATGGAAAACTCATGGATATCAGACTTTAACGCATTGCGCAGAACCTCGACCTCAGCCTCGTTGAGCTGCTTCGTCAACCAATCGGCGCCGGCATCTGCACCAGGAAGCTCCAGCACCTTCAGCCGCTTAAGCAGTTGTATGGTTTGAGAAGCTTCTGCTTCGTCATCTCCCAGTGACACGCCCCATATCTTAAGAATCGCATCCACGAATTGATCTTTATCATTAAGCCGGTCACTGGCCAACGCATTATAGGCATCGATCAGCGTCATAACACCTTCAAAGTCTCCAAGTTGCTCCTCGTTGTTCCAGAACTCTACCACCGGCACCGCATCCCAGTAATGGTCCTGACTATCCACAAGTTCATAGCCGGACTCAAGGCTGTCTGTGGAGTATTCTGTGACTGTTGAATCCGTATAGACGAATACTTTATACCCGTCGGGCTCTCCGTCAATGTCCAGGCGTTCATAGTAGTGAACTCCAAACATCGACTTATACTCTACTGTGTCGTCAACGACAAGAAATAGCTGGCGCGGATCGATGCAGGTCACCTTAGGGATTGGAACCTCGTCGGAGCTGAGATAGTAAAGTTCACGACCAATACCGAAGATGGACAAGTCTTTCCCAATCTCGCTATCGTGCGATGAAATATCCAGCGTTTTGTAAAGCTCGACGATCTGATCCACGTTGTCATACTTGACCGGGTTGCCCAGGACATAACCAACGGCTATATCCGTAATGTATTTCGCATGGTTTGCTACCAACTTGTTGTTAGGCAGCCCCGTCCCGCTCTCAGGCCGCTGTAAGATCAAGTGCTCACCTCGGTAGTATTCATCCAGCTTGTTCAACCTTGAAAGCTCCTGCTGATGCTCTCTGATGCAGGAAGCAAGTAACTCGACAGGCACCGATCCATCCTCAGCCATGAATACTCTATCTCGAATAATTGCCAATCTATTTCACCTTCTTTCACTGCTGCCGTATTTAATAGTTCCCATCACACAACACAATCGCTTTGGGAGTTGTGATGTCTAACTGCCTAAGAGTGAACGCTTCATCCGCAAGGCCAACTTGCTGTAACCGCGCTTCCAATAGCCTATAAGCTTGCCGTTCATTTTCAGCAATGACTACTGAAGCCGTTCCAACAGGGTAATGCCCTTTATGATCGGTGCAGACAAATACCTGCATCACTTCACCCCCAGTCTGGACTTGCTACCGATTTTGAGCTTAGCTGTCCCAATTTCATCCTCGACGGCATAACGAATAGCGTCGATCAAGTGATTATCCTTGTCAACTGGAACAGGAAGCACATTGCCGTTCTTATCCTCTTTCCACTTGTACTTACTGAACTCTGTCTTGGTGTTCTGGCAGCTCGTACATATGATGATCTCCAAACCTTGCAGAAACCGTATGCCCGCTTCAACACTTCCGGGACCCTTCTTAGCCCCAATTGCATTGATTCTACGTAACCTCAGCTCCTTGATGGTCTTGGGCTCTGAACTATCACAAGTAACAACACGAGACCCAACATGGGGTTTAACAATCTCCGCGATTTCGTCATTGGTCAGATCAGACGCATATTCTTCACCAAAAACAAAAATCCGCTTTCGCGACTTATCATAGTGAAGGTCAACCAGGGCATTCGGGTCATTTCCAAAGCCGAAGTCCAAGCCGTGTCTGATTTTATCAAAAGATTTTCTTTGTTCTCGTAAATCCTCAACGCGCCAATTTTTAAAGATGACAGCTCCAAGGACGCCCCAATTACCCAAGGTGTAGACTTCGTAGTAATACGGATCGGTCTCATTCTCCAGAGCGGCAATATCGTCTGGAGTAAGGAACCGGTTATCCTTGTAAGTCGTCTTCAGTATGGAAACATCATCTTTAGCCACGAACTGAAGCCCGTCGTCCCATATCCCAAAATACTCCGTATACAGCCAGTGATCCTGTAAGATCGGGTTAAAACTTAGAGTAAGACGCTTCTTGAATTTGGAGCGACCGCGTAGCCGTTTATCTAGTTGCTTGACCGCTTTGTAATCACACTCCGTAGCTTCCTCGACCCAAACGTCAGTTATAACCCCGTCAATCGGCGTGATAGACTTAATCTTTTCGGGATCATCTAAACCAGCAAGCAATATCTGTTTATCGTTCAAGGTACAAGTTATTACGAAATCGGTCTTGTTGACCGTGAAGAATTCACTCAACTTGAAACTGCTGATAGCTTTGGTGAGCTCATTGAAAACGGATCTCTTTAACGTATTTTGCGTGTTACGAACAATGAGATAGTTTCGTCCTTTCATCACGTCCAAAACCGTTCTCTGGGCCAAGGAATATGATTTACCGGAAGATGAGCCGCCATAGTATATCTGATATCGGTTTTGATTCTTTAACTGATGCTTAAGGTAGACTTCATTGAACACTGCAGGATCTATCTTAAGTTTCATATTCATCAACACCAATAACAATTTCAACATCCGTTGATACATGCCCGCTATGCCTTACGTCAGACTTTTCTGTATAGACTCCAGCCATCTCCAGTACAACTTTACCGTGCTGGAAGCTGCCGCGCTGGGCCTCACGGACAAACGTATTAAGCACAGAAGCAACCGACTGCTTGACCAGATCAACCGAACGCCTGTTGTACAACTCTGCAAAATGGGGCTTCGCAAACGCTCGGTAATATGTTGCCCGATCCACTTTAGCAATCTTACAAATGTCTGTTACACTCTTGATTCTATTTTCAGGATTTAGCAGGGCTTCGAGTAGCGCCTGCTCTGATCTCGTCAAATTTTGCTCTTCCACCGATTCCGTTGCAGTTTGCCGCACTCTACTCACCTCCTAAAATATCCGGTAGTTCCTTGCCAGGCTCATTCCAATCAAGCCCATAAGTCTCCAGAATGTCCGTGAAATCTTCTATGTCATGGGGTCGTATTTTCAGCCCCTTGTCACCTATCGTGATGTGCCGCAGCTCGTGCAGCATAAGAATCTTTTGCTGATTCTCGGATAACATACTGGTGTTTCGCTCATAAAACGTGATGATAAAATCAAAAGGCAGGTAGGCCCTGAAGACCTCCTGCACTTTTCGACAATCCGCATATGTAATCTTTTCGCCGCGCTTACGCTCCTGGCTGACGACATAACCAATCTTGATATTAAACTCCCGGATAATGCCGAACTCGGGGAACTGTTTGATTATCTTATCGGCCAGCCGCTTCAAAGCCCTACTTGGCTCCGCGTCCTGAATGCCAAGTTGCTTTTTCAAGTTTCGGATCCGGGCCGTTTTGTCCTTTTCGTCCTGCTTGTCATAGATCTGATACAAGGTTTCGATTGCCGCACAAGGCGCATCGCAATCTTTGGATTTAGGACAAAGCCTGCAAATAGCGTTGTTCACAGCAATCAACTCCTCTCAGGAAATAGAAAAAGCACCGGTTAGGGTGCTTTGCAGATCAATTTAAATATTTCATTTGCGTTTTCTTTAAACCTTTCATACCAATGCGAGTTGGAATCAGATTTTGGAACAAATGCGATCTCCTCCCCTGTAGAAAAACTAAGCTTTACAGTTTCATCAGGAAAATCATCCTTTTCTCGTTCGAGAATCGCAGCCGTGATTTGATTTAGCTTCAGAACATTAATACTGATATGCCTTTCAAATTCCTTGAAAATTAAAAGCTTGTTATCAGTAAATACAAAACACTCCAAGGATTGATTGTCTGAAAATAGATTTTTGGGATAGAAACCTTTTACTTGGTCAGCTTCGACAAATTCCAGCATTGTCTTCACGATGAGTCTATGCTTTCTCATATCACTGTAGGCACCGTCCATAACTACAGATGTCAAGTACCCAAAGCTCATTTCGCTAGGCAATAATTTCACCTCCCTCCTGTGTCAACATTCGACACAAAGGGAGATATTTCCTGCAAACAAACACCGCCACCCGAAGGCAGCGGCTAGAAGGAGGAAAATAATCCGAACGGCAGGATTTGAACCTGCGACTACTTGCTCCCAAGGCAAGTGTGCTACCTGGCTACACTACATCCGGTTAGTAAGAGACAGGAGAAACACTGTTCAGGTAAAACTCCTGTCTCGAAAGGGGGAGGGAGGTCGCCGCCTGACGGTATGATAGCCCTAGCTGGCGACCTTCCTATGCTTCGTCCACGATATCATAATATCACGGATTTGCACCCCAAAAGTCGCATTAGAGTTGCACGTCATCTCCAACCAATTTTTATGGCGACTTCTTTAACGATTTCATTCCTCCATCGAATTACGGTTGCACGGTGCGCCGGGACCTCTTTAGCTATACCGTCCCATGTAAGAGTCTGTGGCCGTGTCCAGTATCTCAGCCTAATCAACCGCTGCTTCTCTGGCGTCAATTCTCTGTACACCGCCTCAACCGCATCTGCAATTGTCTGCAACTGCTCCAACTTTTTGTGACTGGTCAGAAGTACCGCTGTCCGTCCCGTGGGATCGCCCGGAAGATTGCTCCGCCCACCTCCTACGTTTTCATCCTCACCGGACTTCCCTCCGTGAAGAATCTCGTTTTTGAGCCGTAATATCTCTTTGCGGGTCTCGTGGTAAGCATAAATTTCAGACTCCACGTGCTGAAAGGTTCCCCGTTTAATCTTTGTTTGCTGCATCCTGTGTACCTCCCCCGTATAACGCCTGCTCCAACTCGTGATATGCCAGGCTATAGATATCTCGGTCCAGATAATCCCTAACCCTCTCAAGCGTTTTGTATAAAGCGTCCGCCCGCTCTTTATCTGGTTTCCCTTTACTCCGATGCCATTTCAACAGCTCTTCCTGCTCCTTGATCCGCTGCTGCAGCATATCAATCTCACAGCCAATGCACTTGCTATATATTTTCGCTGGATGCTCCTTATGCTTATCACAGATTTTGGTGTTCATCCTTTACCCCTCCTCTGCTGTTGTGCCTAGCGATGCGTACCGCTTCAATAGATTTAATCGTATTGTCAATCACGATTAAGACTGAGATTACCAACAATGCCGTTATATACGGATGCTCTAAGGCGTATTGAGTCATGTCATCACGCTCTCTTCGTCCGAATCCACCTCTAGCGCTCCTGGCTTGGGGCAATAGTAATCAGCCAGCTCCGACTGTCCGCCGCGCGGAACGGCCACGATATACCGCGTATAGTTAGCGTTGCTTCCGCTGAATTTGATTTGTCTTAAACTTAGATCCTTCCGCAGGTGCAAGCGCGGGTTATCCTTCGCCGGCACAACCGCCTGCACGATTCCGTGCTTTAATCGCCCATTACTGGCCCATTTGACTTTATCGCCTTTTCTTAAGCTCATGCTATTACGCTCCCTTCTTGATCCGATCTGCACGGACCTTAAGTGCCTCAAGTAATTTATCTTGTGTCGTCGCCTTGGCTTCCAGCGCCGCCATCACGTCCTCGTCAGCTCCACCCTGTACAACCAGGTGATGCAGAATGACCTTCTGCTTTTGCCCTTGGCGGTGTAGCCGGCCATTCGCCTGCTCATATAGTTCCAGTGACCAGGTCAGACCGAACCACACAACATGATTACCGCCGTCCTGGAGATTAAGTCCATAGGCTGCGCTGGCCGGATGCGCCAGAAGGATATCGACTTTCCCGGCGTTCCAGTCTAGCTGATCCTGCGGCGTCTTCAGCTCTCTTACCTTCAACCCGGACTTGCTCAACGCCTGAAGGATCCGGTCCCTGTCATGCTGATAGCTGTAGAACACTAGAGCCGGCTTGCCGTTAAGCTGCTCTATCAATTCCAGAAAGGCCTCGATCTTGCAATCATGGATCTGGTGAACTTGCCGAGACCCGTCATATAAGGCCCCGTTGCAAAGCTGCAGTAGCTTGCCCGTTAATACGGCGGCGCTTGTTGCTGTGATCTCGGTATCCTCGTCAATCTCTAGCAGCAGCTCGCGCTCCATCTGCTTATATTGCTTGGCGGCCTTGTCGTCCAAGGCAACCGGGATGACATTGGTGATGCAGTCTGGCAGGTCCAGATAGTCCTCTGCCTTCATGCTGATGCAAAGATCAGCGATTTTACGCTGAATAACATCATCAGCCCCAGGCTTCGCCATATATCCATGTCCGTTGTAATTCTTCTCGAAATACTTCGTCCGATAGTGCGTGATATGCTTCTCCAGTCGGACCCCTTGATCCAGTAGATTGACTTGGGCCCATAAGTCCAAAAGTCCATTTGGGGCCGGTGTTCCTGTCAGCCCTACAATTCGCTTGATGTGTGGGCGTACCCATGTCAGGACCTTGAATCTCTGCGCCTGGTGATTTTTAAAGCTTGATAGCTCATCTAAGATCACCATGTCAAACGGCCAGGCATTCCGGTAATGATCCACTAGCCATTTCACATTATCCCGATTGATCACCCAAATATCCCCGGGCGTGTTCAGGGCTCGGATCCGCTTCTGTTGTTTCCCCAGCACCGGAATAATCCGCAAATGCTGCAGGTGCTGCCACTTGGCTGCCTCGTTGGTCCACGTCGCCTCAGCTACCTTTTTCGGGGCAATCACAAGTGTCCTGCGAATGGCGAACCGGTTATACTTTAGGTCATTGACAGCCGTAAGCGTAATTACGGTCTTACCAAGTCCCATATCCAAAAATAGTCCTAGCTCTTCGTCCGACAGAAGCCGATTGATACAGTACCTTTGATAGTCGTGTGGGATAAACTTCTTCGCACTCATACATCAGTCCACTCCTGCCAATCCCGAATTAGTGCATCCACTTGCTCCTTGCTGTCGATCACTCGCACCTCTTGGGAATAAGACTTAATCCGTTTATGTTGGGCGAGTTGCAAGGGTCTCGGCTTTTCTCCGGTCGCCTTCAGTTCCACAAATACTATATGCCCACCCGGTAGAAATACAATTCGGTCTGGCACGCCATTGCTCCCAGGACTGGTCCACTTCGGGGCCCAGCCACCTACGGTCTGAACTCGCTCCCGTAAATATTTTTCTATATCTCGCTCTCGCATCTTGACAATCCTCCCTACCTTGTGGTATTTGCGTGTGCGCTACGCGTCGCGTAACTTTTTACTAATCAGGTGTATTAGGCGTTACGTATATTCTCTAATCCCTATAATTTCTTTATTTTTTATATCAATTAGATTAAGTGTCAACAGTGTCAACTAAGTAATGTAAATATAGATTCTATAAGGCTTTTTACTGTTGACACTTTAGTTGACACTCCTGTTGACACTTAAAAATCTGTCACAGCTCCGTTGTTGACACTCCGTTGACTGTCAACAACCTAAGTGTCAACGGCTTTTACGGCGGAATCCTCTTTGTATTTCGTAGGGCCCGAATCTTCCGCGATACTCTTCCCACCCGGGCAATGACGCTAAAATACCGTTAATCTCTCGGGTGTCTGACTGGCGGATGAATTTAATATCCGATCGGAAGCACTCGCACCAAATCTCTGCGGCGCATATCCGGTCTCGGGGCCCCGCCGCCCCTTCATGGGGCTTCCCAAACTCGCCACCCCAGTACAACTGCCTCGTTGGGATATCGCGCTTCTGCCAGTCCTCGGGCACAGGCCGATCAATAAAAGCCCTTATGATACCTTCCTTTGCGCTACTCTCCCTATGCACCTCCTGCTGCGACTTGCTCAACTCCTCAGCTTCTCCGGTCAAGTACAGTTGCTCTCCCAATTGCCAGCGGACAAAGGCCTCCGCATAAATCTGATCGACCTCAGGCTCTAAATCCCGAAAAACACTTTTCACAGGCTGCACTAGACCAACGTCCACCGGCCAGAACCGCCGGTTCCCCGTCCGATCCCGCAGGAACTCACTATCATTCGTAGTCCCGAAGAACACACAACGCCGCGGGTACGGCATGGTACGCTTCCCGTAGGCCTCTCGGTAGATATCCTCCGTCCGGCTCAGGAACTGCTTGACGGCGTTGCTCTCGGACTTGCTCATGCCAGTCAGCTCTCCGACCTCATTGACCCAAACGCCCTGAATCATCTCGCAGGCCTCTTTCCCCTCGAAGGTCGTCAAGCTGTCACTGTACCAGTTCTTGCCCATAAGCCTCAGGAAGGTAGATTTCCCTAACCCCTGCGGTCCAGCTAAGATCGGCATGTAGTCCCACTTAACTCCTGGAACCATCGCCCGAGCTACAGCAGCCGTGAAGGACTTACGGGACACAGCCCGTGTATAAACGCTATCCTCTGCGCCTAGGTAGTCTGTTAGCAGTGTGTCCAGGCGGGGAACACCGTCCCAGGACAGGCCCTCAAGGTATTGCCGTACGTCGTTAAAGCGGTACTTATGTGATATCAGCGTTAAAGCGTTATTGATCTTAGCTTCTACAGCAATGCCGTAGACTTTTTCAACGTAATGATAGATGCCTGCGTCATCTGAGGTTGCCCAGGGCCGCCGATCAGAGCGCGGATCCCACGGCAACGCACCCAGAACAAGCCCACGGTTAGCAAACTCGTCGAAAGCAATTTTCCCTTTAAGCACTGGATCATGCTCCAGCACAATCAGCACGTTATCTACGGTCTTCATATAAATGCCGTTGCTGTTGATCTCAAGACGTTTCATCCAGTCCATATCTGCCGGGTCAGGGCTAAGGTTTGATGCAGATTCACCGCCGAAGCTCTCCACGGCCTTGTCATATCGTTCTTGCATCAACAGACCCACTACAGGCTCCTGCTGCATGGCGAAAGCGGACATAGCCGTATAGCTCGGCAGCTTATTCGTCGGGGTTCCTAGCTTCGCCTCGTCGTCCTGGTCGCCATATAGATGTAGGCGAACCAGGTCAAAAGCGTTGACCAGACGTCCGCTCGTCGGATCGGTAGCGTGATGACTGTAAAGGAACTGCCCATCGTCGTATACAATCGCGCCGCCCGTAGTGGAGCCGCCGACATAGGTCAAGCGCCCATCATCGGTTGTCTCGTAGATACCCGGCAGAAACGCTTCAATGGCTGCCGGCACATCATAGATTCGGCAGAACGCACCAACGATGCCGGGCTTTGAGGTCGGGTCACCTTGCTTTGCGGCAAGGCGGACATGCGCCTGCTGCGTACCTGGAACCTGCGGCCACTCCTGCCAGTTGCGCCAGTCTGAGTACATCCCCAGCAGGCCATTAGCAGATAAGAAGGGCTTATCACCGAAGGTGAAGACGTACTGGCTGTCAGCGCTGCAACTCGGCCAGTACATCAGGCGCGTAGCCTGGAAGGTCGTCGGGTCACAGAACTCTATGCCGATGATTTGAGCGAGCTTACGGGCCAGCGGCTCGTATTCGTCAGCCGTGACCGTCCGATCCAGCGGAGTCAGCACCCGTAGCCGTGGCTTTGCCTCCTCATGCTTGCGCGTAGAGTACACGGCATAGGCACATCCCAAACCATCTAACCGGCGCAGTACGTCCGCCGTACCACCTGCAGGGATGTTATCCAAGTCAAGCGTGATCACGTCACGCCCGGTTACAGCGCCTGCTTTCCGGCGACCACCAGCGAGGGCGCCGGCAACGAAGCCCCCAACGTCCTTCAGGTCGTCCTGCTGGCTTTTCGGCATCGCCAGATACTGCGCCAGCGTCTCCGTGCCCCGGGCTGCGGTCCGCAGGCGCTCTACCAGCTCGGACCAATAGATCACCTGCGGTTGCCATTGCGTGGAATGCCTACTGCCGGCGGAGGATATGGTTAGTTGTCTATCGTATTGCATGGCGGCTGCCTTCCTTTCATTAGATGAAAAACAAAATATAGTACATTATTGCTACTAACCTCTTAGTTAATTGGTATAATGTTCCTAGTAAGTATTTAGGAGGTTAATATGACTGAAAAGAAAAAAGAGTTAAATGTTGGCCTTGTGATGCCTATAGCCCCTATAGACGGATGCAGTGCTGAACATTGGATCGACGTGAAACGCATTATTCATGAGTCACTCTCTGCCCTTCCTGAGTACACTTGTGATCCTAAAATCGTTAGCGAAGGTAATAGTGTCGGGCTAATACATAAAAGAATTGTGGAAGGACTTTATACATCAGACATCATAGTTTGCGATGTTAGCTGCAAAAACCCTAATGTCATGTTTGAGCTTGGTATGCGACTCGCTTTCGATAAGCCCACAGTAATCATTAAAGATGACCAAACTGACTACTCCTTTGATACAGGTGTTATAGAACACCTCCAGTATCCTAGAGACCTCAGGTATAAAGACATTGTTGAGTTTAAGGAGCAACTTGCTGCAAAAGTAAAAGCCACCTATGAAGACTCGTTGAAAGACCCCAGCCATTCTCCGTTTTTAAAGAGTTTCGGTACATTTAAAGTTGCTTCAATAAAGGAGAGTGAAGTTTCATCAGAACAATTCATAGTGGAAACGTTGAAAGATATTCAGAGTGAACTAACTACGGTCAAAGGGGCTATTAGCTCGACAGTAGGGAGCCCAATTTCTAAGGTAAGAACATTTGTGGCTAAAACGTCTAGGCTAGAAGAGGCAACAACTGACTTACTACTTCTACACCTATCCGGACTTAGGGCCCGTAATGAATTGTCTGAGCCAGTAGATATCTCTGAACTTGTAGAATTGATAAGCAAGCAATTACGTGGCGCTGGATTTAAGGATCCTCAATTGGAAATATATATAATAATAGAAAAAATCCTAAATTTAAATAATATCGAATATATACCTGGAATTCAGTCCTTCATGTAAAAGCTTGTCGTAAACCCCGCGGCCTTAAGCGGTAGTCCCGGCGCCCAGTCAATCGGCTGGGCCATAAATCCCAGCACATCGTCCAGCTCTTCAGGCTGGTTGGACTCTATCCCGATTTCATCGTGCACGTGAAGCACTGAGTCATAGCCTGCCTGATCGGCTCTGACCAACGAGACGGCCAGACAGTCACGAGCAATAGCCTGAACCACATTTTCGACGAGCTTCCCTCCATAGGTACCGATCTTCGTCCACTTGCCTGTCTTCTGATCTGGTCCCATATAATGAAGTGCCTGCTTCCCAAAGTCATTTTGTGCGAGGGTCGGTTGGACGTAGTACAGCTTCCGGCCGCTAGGTAGTTGAATCGTAAAGAAATCGAGCCCGCTACCATAGTGACTCTCCCGGGCAAAAATGATACCCCTTACCCCGACAGGCTGCCCCGTCTCCATGACTTCAATCGCTGCGCGTTCAAAGCTATACCATAGATCAACGATTCTCCTATTTGCATTCCGCCAGCGCGTGACAATCTCCGGCAGTTCTTCTTCCTTAAGGCCCATATCAATTGCACCCATGCTGATTAACGCGCCAGCAGCACCCTGGTAGCCTAGGGCCAGCTCTGATACTTTCCCCCTTTGCCGCAGATCGCTATCCTTGCCAATAGACTCAATAGGTACACCAAACATTTGAGAAGCCGAAGCTTCATATATCTTGCCGTGCGAGGCGAATACATCAAGCCGCCATTGCTCACCGGCTAGCCAGGCAATTACCCGGGCCTCTATGGCGTTAAAGTCGGCCACGAGCAACAGCCTACCGTCCGGGGCTATAAACGCCGTGCGAATTAACTGGGAAAGCGTATCCGGCACGTTTCCAAAGACCAGCTTTAGCATATCGGTTCTGCGTTCTCGAACAAGTTGCCGAGCATAATTCAGTAACTCCAGAGGCATCTTGTTCTTGGTTAGATTGTGGACCTGAACTAATCGGCCAGCCCAGCGGCCCGTCCGATTCGCCCCGTAGAACTGGAGCAGCCCACGTACTCGCCCATCCTCACAGGCAACAGTCTGCATGGATAGGTATTTCTTAACGCTTGTCTTGCTAAGCTCCCGGCGAATCTCAAGCACACGTTTGGCCTTACCGTCGTCAACGGATTTGATCAGGCCAGCGACAGTATCCTTCCGTAAATTCTCAACTTCTTCCCCGATCTCTTCCGTCAGCCACTTCTTAAGCTGTTGAACTGACTTGGGATTATCTAGACCAGAGAGCTGCACAGCTTCGGCCATCAATTCCGATGTAACTTGCTCATTAACCGTTAGCGCTCCCTGAACCAGCTCCAGATCACAAGCAATCCCGCGCACATTGATTTTTTGATCCAGTTGCCATAGCTTCCATTCTTGAGTAGGAACCGGGAATACAGACAAACGACGAAGAATCTCCATTTCGGCCACGACGTCACCTTTACAGTAATCCTTGAAAAGCTCCCATTTCGCAGGCTCGTGGTGTGGTAGCGTCCTGGTCCGCTGACCGTTGGCTTTTGAGGGCTTGCAAGGTACACAAAACGTGCGAATCAGCGAACTACCAACGCCCATTTTCTTTTTGTCTTGGGGCAGGCCCAAGGCGTCGCCTACTTTCCCAAGCCCCGCAGGATAACCAAGATAAAGGCCGTGTATTTGAGTACATCTCCATTGGTTAAGCCACGAGAGAGCTTTTGAGATGTCACCTAACAATCCGAAATATTTGCTCAAGCAGTACCACTCAAAAGCGGCGTTATATGCATGTTTGATGGTCCAGCTATCAAACATCGCGTTTATAACCGCTTGAGGAATGAGGTCCCCTTGTTTCAGATCAAGAACCTGAACCGGGTTGCCATCCCAAGAATAAGCAAATAGTAGAATTTCAAAATCTGGAGACTGAACGTACTTATAAAGACCGGCTTTCTTAATATCAACACTGCTATAAGTCTCTATATCAATGGAGAGATGGCCCATGACTTCCTCCTTCCTTAGAAAAAGAAAGGGGTTCTAAAAAGAACCCCTGTGACTAAACTTAGATGCCCCATACCCCGCCGTTCAGCGGTTTCCCAGTGATAGGGTCAATTTGCTGCTGCGGTGGCTGGGCAGGTGGTTGAGGCGCGACATACCCTGGCTGACCCTGACCATGTCCCTGTGGTGCTGGACCATAGCCCGGCTGTGGTGGATATGGAGCTTGTGCTGGCGGCTGCTGACCATATTGCTGCGGAGGTGTCTGCTCCCAACCTTGAGGAGCCGGAGCAGGGGCAAAGCCCGCGCCGCCGCCAATACCCCCGAAAGCTTGCTCTGCACTGATTCGGCCTCCGAGCGGCTCACCGTCCGCCACCTTTTGCACGGGGCCAAGGCCTGCACCGATTCCGCGATTACCGCTGTTGCTAAATGGGAAGAAATTAATATTCACTCGCGCATAGATCCCGCTGAACACTTCGGTTTGGTTGATAATAGGATTCATGTTGACATCCACAACGGCTTGTTGTTGCTTGCTACTTGCGGTCAGGACCCAATGCCCCTTGCACTCAGGACCAAACGGCTCCCCGTTTTGACGGACACCGTCGCCATCCCAAATCGGCGTTTTAAGTTGTGGTGGACGTGCTCCGTTCCAGATTCCAGCAACGCCTTTTTGAGCTGCGGCTTCAATGGCAGCGTTGATGCGCTGCATAGTGGCTACATCTGATTTAGGAATCAGAATGGTCGTGCTATACTTCGGTTCCTGCCCTGGCTGATTCGCATGTGGCTGAAAAAGATGTACAAAGCTCAGTCTTACCTGTCCAGTCGTTACGTTCGTCGCTTCATTTGTCATTTGTCGTTTTCCTCCTAGATTATATGGGCCGCTTGACCAGCGGCCTGAAGTCATTTGATCAACGTAATAATCTGCAATATCACCCATATCAGGCCTCAAGCGGGGCACTGAATGCATCTTCCGGTTTAACCTGGTCATTAAATGTTGGTCGCTTATCACCGGCTTTCGCCAGCGTTGGCGCACCCGGACGCTTTACGACAAGCCCTGCATCCTCAAGCAGATCCTTATAGACCTTCTTCGTTAGCGCTTCTTCAAGCTGTGGCGGGGACAAAGGCTTGCGGTCATAAAGAACTGCCTCATCGATACCTTTTTCCTTCAAGTGAGCAAAGGCTTTGTCCAAGTCGGTATAATCCCGGCTCCCTCTGCCCTCGACAGCCTTCCACCCTTCAACCTGACCACCCTTAAGCACTTCGGCCAGAGCGCCTTTCTTTAAGGCTTCATACCACTTCACAATTCCATCAGCCTGACGGAGTACCTCACCTACTTCGTCCCAAGAGAGCAAAGGCGGTTTAAGCGGGGCCTTGCTTCCCGCCGCAAGCATGTGCTCTGTACGAGCTCGGCAAGTAGCCTTTGCCCGACAGAATCCACAATGTTCACCAACTACGTAATCTCCCTCGCCATTAAAGGCGGCCTGTGCAATCGGCTTAATTGACTCGCCCCAGGCTAGCAGGTCAGTCGCTGAGATTGACCACTCTGACGGCGTGTCCCACACCTTCGGCTGCACAATTGCCAAGTGTACCGCTTCAATTGGGAATAAAAGCGAGAAGGCTTTAAGCGCACCCAGCGCGTAGAGCTTCATTTGAGGATTATCCTCTGCCGGCACCGGAACACCCTGACCGTTTTTGTAGTCAATCACATGCAGCTTACCGCCGCCGATGATGATACAGTCTGAGGTTCCGAAACTCTCTGGAACAAAGTCAGTCAGATCCACACGACGTTCAATCGCCACAAACGGCGTAGAAGGATAAGCATGAACGATAGACTGGATGTATTCCACATAAGCGTTAGTGTGATCGTCCATGATTGGCTCATACAGCTCATGAGCTTTGAACTTCTTCAGCGCGGCGTTGAAGCTGCGAGTCGGAAGCCCCGAGAAGACTTTCTGCAGCTTAAGCTCTGCGATCTCATGGGCCAGTGTGCCGCGCTTGGCGGCCTCGCTCTCCGTGTCTGGCAGCGTAGCCTCAAGCTGCGCAGAAGGTGTGCAGTGCAGCCAGCGGTGTGCCCCGCTGGCCGACAGCAAGGCGTGTGCCCGCTCTGCGTGTGCAATCTCCGTCATATCCTAGCCCCCAAGCTACGCAGGTAAGTAGCGAACTCACCATAGAGGCTCGGGTTAAGATCAGTAAGGGCCTGAGCGCTATGTTGATGCAACCAGCCGATAAGCTCCGGCCCTCTCCCGGCGTCCACCAGCGGCTGTGCCGCAACTCCAAGCTGATTAAGATCATAGGCTGGGGACGCTGCTGTAGGGACCTGAGCCGGCGGTGCTATTGGGGCCGGAGAAGACAAGGCAACAGGTGTGGTTGGCGGTGCAATGGGAGTAACAGAGACAGCCGGGGCAACGGACTGACCACCCGTCAGGTTTGGCGTAGTTAATGGCGGAATGGAGTTCTCCCCCGTAAAGGCTGCGGACAGTGTCGCAAACTCCTCAATAGCTTGTGTTGCTGATTCTCCGTTGATCGTGATTGTTACTGGCATGGTTAAATTCCTCCTCTAATTGATTGATGCAATAAGTGCAAACTTCTTTATCATTCCATGGTCTCAGGAACTTCGGCTCTACCGCCTCTCCGCAAATCTCGCATTCAGGTGGATGCAGTAGGATTAAAACTTTACTCATGACACTTCTACAAACTGACCATCCTGCAAGGTGTACCAGGTGTCAGCCTTGATAGCTTCACCATCGATTTGAACCGTTTTGACACAGAGCGGGGTTAATATATCTTCGACCCAAACCCACTCAGCCAAGGTGATCCAGCAGCCTACTTTACCTCGGATACGGTTCTCGCCTCGACCAATCGCTGCACCTACAGAGTGATCTCCTTCCAACGCGAGCTGGGCACCGTCACCGCTGCTGGCGAGCTGGGCACCGTAGCCGCTGCTGGCGAGCTGGGCACCCGCTGCTGGCGAGCTGGGCACCGTAGCCGCTGCTGGCGAGCCGGGCACCGTCGCCGCTGCTGGCGAGCTGGGCATGGTTACCCTGGGAATCGCCTTCCGACGGCTCGACGGTAGTAGGATCAAACCAAGTACGATTCCACAAGAAATCAATCGTTGCCTTGACAAAACCAGGGATGCCGAAGACTACACCGACTTTGGTTTGAGTCGAATTGGCTGCGGACATCTCAGCATCACTGACACTATCCATCAGCCAGTTAGCCCAATCGGCGTGGCCGTCTTCATAGCATTTGTTCAGCACATCTTGATAGGTAGCTCCCTCAGGGAAGTTTTCGAGAAAGTAACGGAACCCCTCGGAACAAGCCCCGAGTTGCTTAACATAATCGCGAGTAATTAACATTGCATAGCCCCCTTAATTTGATCAGCGTACTTGCTAACGTCCTTAATGCATTTAGTACAGATCCGATGCCCATAATGCGGGTGCATCTCGCCCTCCACGCTATCGCACAGATAGCAACCCGGTTGATACTTGCGCAAGATGATCTTGTCACCATCCACAAAGATTTCAAACCCGTCCCCTGTCTCCATGCCAAGCGTCTGGCGCAGCTCCTTCGGGATAACGACACGGCCAAGATCATCGATACGACGTACGATTCCAGTTGTTTTCATTGATTTTCTCCTCTCGCCAGTGTTACACTGACCTTAGATTGCTTTACTTGTGGCCTCTAAGCGACTCCTACCTCGCTGGAGGTCTTTTCTACGTTTAAGGCCGCTATCTCACCATCGAGCCAACTCAATGCTGCAGGCAGTAACTCTGGATCACAGGTAGCCCGGCCGTTCAAAAGCTGCCAACGTCTCCGCATCAAATCGAACTTGCGAAGCTGAGCCTCGTTCATTTTTCGTGTTCACCTCCTCTCAAGGCTATTGCGCTACATTTTCGAACTGTGACGTTTTCACTTCATCATGGCTTGAACTTGTTGCTGAATTTTCGCCGCAATCTGCTCAATATTGCTTGCATGAGTTTCAATATGTCGCAGCCTTCCAGAGGGACGATTGCCGGCCTTTGTTCGGCCAACGGCGTAATGCTCTATCTGTACATAATTTTCATGTAGATCATCGAGCAATGAGAATAATTCTTTATTCTTCTGATTTGCCATTTAAACACTTCCTTCATTAAATGTGTCAATTATCACTTACGACTCGTTAATGTTTACTAAAATAACCTTTTCCCACTCGTAACTACCGACAATGCTTTCGGCTTTCTTTTCCGCTTCTTTGTCCGTCAACTTGTCGTCATACAACTTGTCGTAAGCTTCATTAATCAATTGTTCTTCATCATCTGAGCGGATATAAATGCGCTCTCCCATTGACACAACTTCATCGACCTGCGCCGACCCGAATACAGCCGTCCAACGATTATATCCATCATCGGCTACAATTTCGGAGTCTACCATTGGCAATACTCTCAAATCCGGATTTTCCGCTATCAATTTTAGTAACTTTGCAACATTTTCTTTTTGAATCTGCATTTCTGTCTTCACCTTCATTCACTCCTTCATTAAATGGTCATTGCGGCGTTGCCGCGGAATGTGCATTATCCCCAATGTCCATGACGCTTCAAAATATCGGCAACTTCTTTCGCATATGGTTCATCGACATTGATAACCAAGTAGGCATTCACAGGATGTTTCCCATCCCTTTTTCTGCCCATCTCAATCTTGTTGCAAAGACAGTGAAAATCGTATTTTTCTTTGTCGTTGAGGTACTTCACCGCATCTTCGCGCTTAATAACTCCACAAAATTTTTTTGCTACCCCATCCAGCCAAGCAGATTCCCTGCGCCTTGTGCTTCCGTGCACTCCCAAGTTGTCAAATGTCATAAACCATCCCGGCTCAAATCTTACTGACTTGCCAACATCATCAGTTACCAGCAAACTACCGTCAGAAACATTCAATGCGCTCTCGTATACTTTTCCATGGGTAAAACCCTCAGATGACTCACCAATATACCTTACATCTATTACGGACATTTAAAATCCTCCTTCGCTCTTTGGGTCTACTGCGCACTAGAGCCTATCAGTTGTATAAACCCGCTCATAAGCGTCGGCAGGAACTTGGTCAGTCTCAATCACACTTGAAATTAAGACCTCCTCGTCGTGTTCCTCACACAACAGACCCGCGACATTTGCCTTACTGTAGGCCGAAACAAGCGATTTAAAATACCCACCCGTTGCTATACCGCCCATCCCGTAGATAGCTTCATAGACGTTCATTTACTACACCTACTCCCTTGGCGGCCAATTCCACCCGCCTAAGTGCTTACCCGGCTCAACGGCTGTCAAGTGCCTAATCTCACCGTCTGGCCGAAATACCTGCAAGTTCACCGTTTCACCGTTGGTATGAACATGAGTTACGATGGCTGCCGCCGTGCCTAGATTGCTGTTGTAATGCACGATACGTCCGATACTAGGTTTCATCCTTATCCCTCCCTGCTATAGTGGCTTTAGCCCCCAACTTCTCCACTAGGCATTGGCCGTTACAGACCAACTCATGGCCGATTCGGAATACAGGCTGGCCGAAGTGAATCTCCTTACCGCAATACTCGTTAGCGCAGTAGTCAATGACTTCCTTTTCCAAAGCACTATTCTCCTCTCCTATTTATCCCAAAGGACTACCACGTGGGCTCCTGCAGGAGTGTACTCATGAGACAGATACCCGTCCACAAGTTCAAACTCTTCCAGCGACCCGCCGTAGTTCTCATACTTTGCAAAGACGACGGGTAGGTCACCATGTGTTTCTATTTGATCTGTCAATCTGGCGATTAAGGTAGATATTTTCACGCTTCACCCTCCTCTCAATACTCGATCTGCCCGCTGCACAAGCTCTGATGCCCAGTAGTAGTCACCGGCCACCTGCGCCGCTGTGATCAGGCCGTTAAGCTGGTGGAGTTGACGCACCTGGCGTAGATTAGCGTCCAGGCAATGCAGCAGGTCCATTTGTTCCATGGGGTTAAGATTGGCTATGCCGCGCTCCGTCAGTTCGGCTAATCGACGGTGGATGGGGTTAAGTGGAATGGTCATGAGGATTGTTCCTCTCGGCGGTAGTTCTTCGCCTCTTCCTCCCTTTTCCACTTATCAAGGCTGGCTGTACTGAACAAATACCGTGGGCTCTTGCTCCCCTCTGCCCCAACTGTCCGGTGTGGGATCCGCTTTGCTTTGCACAGATTGCGAAGCGTGTAATCAGACATTTTCAGATAGTCGCAAGCCTCGGAGAAAGTCAGCGTCTTATCGGATGCTGCTGACAGCCGTTCAAGGATGCGTTTCTCTGCTTCTGAAACGTGCAGAGTTACGATATCGGCAATAGCTTTTTCAAGGGCGGTCATGAGACGTCATATCCTTTCTGCCCCCTCTTTGATAAAATGGAAGTTGTCGAGACTAACCAAATTAGCAGAAGGGATAGTGATTAAATTGGCGACCAGTAAAAATCTTCGGGCAGTTCTTGAATATCTCGGGGAGCCCTATACGGTCAAAGTTATTGATCTTGAAGATTGTGCTTATCGAAGGTTGAATGATAAATATGATATTGAGATATCAGGGTGTAACCGTAAGACCAAGCCCTTTCACGTTTATGTCTGGAATATCCAGAACGGTGACGGTATAGGCGCACAGATCATTGAACGCTCCGGGGCAATTAAAGGCCTGCCGGCTTTAAAGACTGTACTAGACGAATATGTTCAGAAATATTCAGGCTAATTCCTCTCTTCTAGCGGCTTCTTGAAAGACGAGGTCGATTAAATTGGAACGCCGCATCTCGCTTTTAGTAAGATCGACCTCGTTTTGCATGGCGAAGGCTACCGCATCTTCAAAGGCAGCTTTCAAGTTTGCGAATATCTCAGACTTCTCCATCTTTTCTCACCTCGCTTTTCTATTAATTTACGGACATTGAACAGGCTTTATGTCGCATATCATGCGACAAAAGAAGTAAAAAAAATAGCCATTACCTCATCTTTTGAAAGATTAAGTTCCCGACTGATCAAAACGGCTTCGCTTACACTAAACTCTTGTTTCTTTATTTTTCTATATAGCGTGGCTCTATCCAGTCCTACTCTAAGGGCTAACTCTGAAACCGACAATCCACACTCGACGATTTTGCCCCGAAGTTTGTTAGTGTTCACTAGTATCACCTCCCTTTATTTTGTCGCATGTGGTGCGATTAATTAAATATTATAATACTGGGTAAACTAAGTCAATACTTTTTTCGCATGGATCGCAACTAATATTGAATGATGATAAAATTTTTGTTGCAAATATGCGAATTTAGTAATAATATAGTTTCGTAAGGAGGTCAGAAAATGACTATAGGTGACCGAATTAAAAAGCGAAGAAAAGAACTACGATTATCAGTTGACCAACTGTCAGCCTCATTAGGGAAAAATAGAGCTACAGTTTACAGATATGAAGGTGACGAGATAGATAATATGCCCTTGTCTATACTTGAGCCACTGGCAAAAGCCCTAAAAACCACACCCGCCTACTTGATGGGGTGGGAAGATGAAGCTATCCCTGAAAGTATTGAGCTTACACAGCATGAGGAAGACATCCTTCGCAAGTACAACGCCCTAGACGACATCGGAAAGTACACCGTGGATACCACTCTGGAAGCGCAATATGAGCGTTGCACCAAGCCACATTTAACAGTTATCGCAGCACACAACGACGACTACTCCGAAGAGCAACAAAAGCTGATGCGAGAGGACTTGGATATGTTAGAGCAACTTCACAAAAAGAAACGCAATAAGTAGGAGCGTGTGCTGATGGGGTACGAGAGCCTATTAATCGTAGCGGAAAAGCTGAACTTGTATGTTTACGAGGCGCGATTTAAGTCAAACGCCAAAGCCCTCCTTAAAGGAAATATGGTGGGAGTTAATAAGGATTTAACTGAGGTGGAGAAGACCTGTGCGCTGGCAGAAGAAATTGCACATTACGTTACAGGAAGTGGCGACATCCTTGATCAGTTCCCCATTCGTAACCGCAAGCAGGAGCTATTGGCGAGGCAATATGCCTATCAATGTATGATACCTTTTGATCGTATTATCCAAGCACACAAATCGCGCATATCCGGCAGGTACGAGTTATCTGAGTATTTAGGCGTAACCGAAGAGTTCTTGCAAGTAGCTATAGATCGTTACACTAGCAAATACGGATTATATTTAAAGGTGGACGAGCAGTACACAATCACTTTCGATCCTCTTGGAGTTATTGAGACAATTTAGCATAATACATAACTTTTAACCTTCGTGCTTCCCGGCCGTAAGGCCGTTTAAATATAGCCCGGAATAGAACATATGTTTGGAGTGATGGAAATTGAAAGGTAGTATTGAGAAGCGCGGCGTGTTTACCTGGCGGCTGCGTGTCGATCTTGGCTATTACGCCGATGGCCGACGAAACCGACCTGGCGAAACGATTGAAATTGATGACCCATCGTTAATGAAGATGTCCGAAAAATGTAAAGGGTACAAGGATGCAGGGCGAAAGCTTAAGGATTATCTGGATGACCAACTCTCGGACTTTAAACGTCGTGTGCTCTCAGGGGAGTACATTAAGTCAAGTGATATGACATTTAAAGAGTTTACGGATAATCATTGGCGGCCCAAGTATGCCAGCGACCCAGACAACTTGTCTGAATACTCAGCGGTTATTTATGACCAACATTTGCGCAATCACATTTTTCCGAATTTCGGTCATCTAAAGCTTCAAGACATCACGACCATGCACATCACAGACTTCAAGGAGTACCTAAAGTCACCCGAAGCGCGTAAAGACGGGAGACCCGGGTCACTAGATGCCGATACGCAGATATACGCGCTTCGGGTACTAAAAAACGTTCTTGAGCGGGCAAAGGAATGGCAGGTGATAGACGCCAACCCATGTAAAGGTGTGAAGTGGCCGAAGTCAACAAAAGAAGCAGTGAAGGTTTATGACGGGAGTGAGATAGGAGACATTTTGATTGCGCTAGAGCAGCAACCAACGATTTGGCGGCTCTTAATCCTAGCTACCTTTTTGGGGGCGTTTAGGCGCGGAGAGGTTATCACGCTTGAGATTGACGATTGCGACTTTGGGGACAACCGGCTACAGATTGACGAAAACAGCCCTGCAAAAATTAAAGGTCGTCATTTGATCAAGGGGCCAAAAAATAAAAGCTCTGAGCGCTGGGTCGTGATGCCGGAATGGTATATGCAGGAGCTGCAGGACTATGTGAATAGGACTTGGAAAAAACAGATGTGGGAAGCGAAAGCTGCAGGTAAGTGGAAAGCTCCAGAAGACAGACAATTTCTCTTCCACAAGGGCGACGGGATCCCTTATCATCCAAACACACCATATAGCTGGTGGAGAGAGTTTCTTGCAAAGAACGGATTCAGGTATATAAAGCTTCACGGATTGCGGCACACCTCCGCTACTTATCTGCTGGAGCGAGGTATTCCGGCTAAGGCCGTTGCTGAACGATTAGGACACGCGAATGAAAAAATGCTCCAGACCACGTATAGCCACGTGACCAAGAGCATGGAAGACCAGGCAGCTACCGAATTTGATCGATTCGGAGAGCGTGCCCAAAAACATATATAGAAACCGTCCCCATTATGTCCCCAAGACGTATTTCGGGACGGTAGCTACCTCTTAAAAACCCCGCTATATCAAGGATATTCACCACTATTATAACCCATCATCGGCACCTATGTAAGGTGCGACGATGTGTCCATCTGTAATGATTAGCGGAGCCGGATTTCAATCCACGCACCTATGTAAGGTGCGACCATCCTGACTTTGCTCCATGCCTGTACCGATTGTCTCATTTCAATCCACGCACCTATGTAAGGTGCGACCGGTGATATGTGCCACCGTATCCCCAATATGCTCCTATTTCAATCCACGCACCTATGTAAGGTGCGACGGTAATTGGTTCGCTCATGCCGATCTTGATCAAATTATTTCAATCCACGCACCTGCGTAAGGTGCGACAATTTCTGCGTAATTGATTGCATTTGCCATAATTAATTTCAATCCACGCACCTGCGTAAGGTGCGACTCAATTTCCCGAGCCCAAGTATCCTCGGCCACCCATTTCAATCCACGCACCTGCGTAAGGTGCGACGGTAATTGGTTCGCTCATGCCGATCTTGATCAAATTATTTCAATCCACGCACCTGCGTAAGGTGCGACGCCCTGATCAAGCTGGCTGACGCGAACCGCACGAAATTTCAATCCACGCACCTGCGTAAGGTGCGACCGAAACACCTGCAAGTTGACCGTCTCGCCATTGGTGTATTTCAATCCACGCACCTGCGTAAGGTGCGACGGAACGTGGCAGACGACAACAAGCCTAATATCATATTTCAATCCACGCACCTGCGTAAGGTGCGACGACAAACTTTTTGTGAATAAAATCAACGACTTCTTATTTCAATCCACGCACCTGCGTAAGGTGCGACAACAACGCCGAGCGCCTTCAGCTCCCGGTCAACCCGATTTCAATCCACGCACCTGCGTAAGGTGCGACTCAAGAGGTAAAAACAAAGGAGGAATTTTAGGTATTTCAATCCACGCACCTGCGTAAGGTGCGACTCCGATTTTTAACATAATAAGGGTATTATCCAGCTTAATTAGCCTTTTTGAGCCCTTATACCATTAAAAACAGCTCAAATTATTCTATATTTTTACATATAAAGAAATGAAAGTAAATTATTTTGGTGCGAATCTCCCAGGAAAATCATGTTCGCTTGGGGTTCGCACCAAAATGATTTTCACAATACAGCTACCCTAATTATTGTTGTATTATTTAAAAATTGCAACCCAAATGCAATACCATTTTTCCACTCGTTCTTCCAGCAATGCTGCTTGGAATTTTGCCCCTGCGTATTTGCTCCTTATTTACTATTCACTTCTTCCATTATGCCAATCATCAGTTGAATACCATCCTTCACACCTTGGGTATAAAGTAATTCATGTTCAACAGCTCGTCTGAATAGATGCTTGTCCTCCCATTCCAAATAATCTGCCCCCTTCATTTTGTCCTCACCAGGAAACATTTCTCCAAAGGCGCTACGCTCTTCGGCCCGAAGCTTACGCCATTCTGACTGCCGTTCAATGTCCAGCATAATCAAGTCCAGCCTTTGACGAATGGCATTAAGGAACCATATAGGAACTGGCAT